CGTGTTGATGTGCGAGTGTACTCACCAGTAAAGTTACCAGCAAAGTCACCAGCAAAACCACGTGCATAGTTACCTACGAAGTCACCAGCAAAACCACGAGAGTAGTTACCGATGAAGTTACCAGCAAAGTTAGTTACTCGATCTCTAGTGAAGTCACCAACGTAGTTGGTTACACGAGTACGAGCATATGCTGAACTACGGCTTCTGGTTGAAGTACGTGTGCTGTTACGTGTGTATTCACCAATGAAGTTACCTGCGAAGTTTGTTACACGGTTACGTGTGAAGTCACCAACATAGTTAGTGATACGAGTACGTGCATAAGCAGAGTAACGTACACGAGTTGAAGTACGGACACTGTTACGAGTGTAGTTGCCTACAAAGTTACCAGCAAAGTTTGTAACACGGTTACGAGTAAAGTCACCAACGTAGTTAGTGATGCGAGTACGTGCGTATGCTGAATAACGAGTACGGGTTGAAGTGCGAGTAGATGTACGTGCGTAGTTTCCTACGTAATCACCTGTGTAGTAACCAGTACGTACGTAGTTTCCTACGAAGTCACCTGCATAGTAACCAGTACGTGTGTAGTAACCAGTGTTGGTTGACGTACGGGTTGACGTACGAGCATAGTTGCCTTCATAAGAAGCACCACGAGTACGTGCATAGTTACCTTCATAAGAAGCACCACGAGTACGTGAGTAGTCACCGACATATGATGCGGCACGAGTACGTGTGTATGCTACTGTACCTACGTAATCACCAGCAAAGTTACCAACGTAGTTTCCGGTGTAGGATGCACCACGACTACGAGTGTATGCTACGTTACGGGTATAGTTGGTTGCACGAGTACGTTGATAGTTTACGGTACCTACGTAATCACCAGCAAAGTTACCTACGTAATCACCAGTATAAGTTGCGGCACGGTTACGAGTATAGTTTTGTGACCACTCACCAATGAAGTCACCTGTGAAGTCACCTGCGTAGTTTGCAGTACCGACGAAGTTACCAGTATAACTTGAAGTTCCTGTCCATGATAGACCATATCTCCATTCCGCACCATATGATACACGGAATGTACCTCTTGAATACCATACACCGTTCTTCTGTACAGAAGTTGTACCTGAAGTACCAGAAGCAAATCCAACATATACTCCGTCAGCATAGAGCATGATACCTTGCATCTCGTAGTCATATACCCACTGGGTGACGTTTGCAACGTATACGTCAGTGTTGGTCTGAGTGCCAGTAGAGGTACGTGTTGACGTAACTGAACGAGAATAGTTGACAATTGAGTTACGAGTCGAGTTAGTAGCACCACCACGTGAGTAGTCACCTGTATAGGATGCCGCACGACTACGAGTGTAGTTAGTTGCACGAGTACGAGTAAAGTTGGTCTGACGTGTGTAATCACCTAAGAAGTTACCAGTGTATCCTACTGTACGAGAGTAGTTACCAGTATAGGTGGCTGCACGTGTACGAGTATAATCTGTTGCACGAGTACGAGTAAAGTTGGTCTGACGTGTGTAGTTACCGACATACGATGCCGCACGAGTACGTGCATAGTTACCGACATACGATGCCGCACGGTTACGTGCATAGTTACCAACATACGATGCGGCACGAGTACGTGCATAGTTACCTACGAAGTCACCTGCGTAGTATAAAGTACGAGTATATGCTAGTACACGAGTCGATGTACGTGTTGACGTACGAGTGTAATCTAGTACACGAGTCGACGTACGTACAGAGGTACGTGCGTAGTTGCCTACAAAGTCACCTGCGTAGTTGCCAGCAAACCCACGTGCGTAGTTACCAACAAAATCTCCGGTAAACGTAGTAGCATAGTTGCCTACGAAATCACCAGCAAAGTTAGTTACACGATCACGGGTATAGTTACCAGTAAAGTCACCTGTATAGTTTCCTGTGAATCCACGTGCGTAGTTACCTACGAAGTCACCAGTAAAGGTTGTCGCATAGTTACCTACGAAGTCTCCCGCAAAGTTAGTGACACGATCACGAGCATAGTTACCAATGAAGTCACCAGCAAAGTTGCCAGCAAACGCACGTGCATAGTTACCAACAAAATCTCCAACGAAATCACGGGCATAGTTGCCAATGAAGTTGCCAGCATAGTTGGTTACACGATCACGAGTATATGCTGAGTAACGAGTACGTGTTGACGTACGAGCATAAGCACTGTAACGAGTACGAGTAGATGTACGTGTTGATACACGAGCATAGTTACCGACATAGTTGCCAGCAAACCCACGTGAGTAGTTGCCTACAAAGTTACGTGCATAGTTACCTTGGAAACTGCGTGAGTAGTTACCAACGAAGTTACCAGCAAAGTTTGTAACACGGTTACGAGTATATGATGATACACGAACACGTGAGTAGATGCCAGCAAAGTTAGTGACACGATCACGAGTGTAGTTAGTTACACGAGTGCGGACGTAGTTATCAGAATAAGCAGAAACACGAGTACGAGTGTAAGTGCCTGCGTATGCTGAAACACGGTTACGTGAATAAGTACCTGCGTATGCAGAGACACGGTTACGTGAGTAAGTTCCTGCATAGGTACCAGTATAAGACGACACACGAGTACGAGTGTAGTTAGCAGAGTATGCAGAACTACGTGTACGTGAGTATGTGCCTGAGTAAGATGATACACGACCACGAGTGTACGAAGATGCACGGCTGCGTGAGAATGTACCAGTAAAGTTTGTTACACGGTTACGAGTGTATGTTGATACACGTGCTCGTGTATAAGTTCCAGCAAAGTATCCAGTGAATGCTGTTAGACGTGTACGTGAGTAAGTCGACGTACGAGTCCTTGAGTAAACACCTGAGTATGCAGAACCACGAGTACGAGAATAGTTACCCTCGAAACCACGTGTGTAGTTTCCTGTGAAGTCACGTGAGTATGTGCCCGTGTAATCACCTACGAAAGTACGTGAGAAAGTATTGACACTATTACGTGTATATGAGGAAACACGATTTCTTGAGTAAGCAGAAACACGAGTTGTTACATACGATGATGGGCGTGTGCGAGTATAACTCTGATCCACGATCGTACGACGTGTGTTTGTTGCTGAACCCTTTGCCATCCAAGTACCTGCAGATGTAGGTACACCTTGTGTATCAGAACGTAATTGATACGAACCGATAGCACCAGCAGTGGCACGTAGAGTTTTTGCACGTTGACCAAGTGTGTACTTGATCTGTGCGTCTGTCATTTCTTTAAATCCGTCGACAGAAGAACCATCATAGACAGTTGCAACTGGACGAACAACATCATAAGTAGTTGCACTTAATGATGTCTTTTTCCAAATATGGTAGTTTACAGTAGTGCCGTCTCCATGAGTATCTGTAAATACATTCTCAATATGGATACTCCAATCTAAGCCTGGAGATGTTTGAGATAGACGGAAGGATCCTTGATATTCTAATCCCGCAACGTCTTTCATGACACGTTCTGTAAGTAGGTCTAAGTCCCCGTCGTTCATTTCATAGAAACCAGGGTTAGGCCCCACGTCATAGTATCCTACTGGACGGGCAAAATCTGCACCGGACTCATCTGCTGATCCACCCACTTGCTTAAGAGCAGTAGTTGTTGTGGTACCAGTGATCTGAGATGCAGGGTGTGTCCCTGCTGGTTCGTTGTAGTACGTATCTACGAAGGAACCAATATTCACACTTCCGGTTAAACTGATATTACCGATATCACTAGCAGTGGCCTCTGCTAATGCTTCTCCAACCTTAATGGCAAGATATGCTTCTTCTGCCGGTTGGAATTCCTGTAGGTCACCATCATTAATGATTTTTAGTGGTATACTAGATGCTGACACGATATCGTCTCTCTTTTAAAAGTTAAAGTTTAGTGGTTAATGACGTAGATTATTTATACGAAATCAGATCGTCACTTTTAACTTTTTTGAGGCCAGACCACTTCCTGTACAGAAGTAACACCATCTAGGTGGTCGGTGATATCTCTTAACTGCTGCCGGTAGTTTCTCCATGACTGCAACTCTTGCTCAGATAGAGGAGCATCAAGTGCTTGAGTCCAGTCACAAGCAGTGAGTAATTGGTCTCGAATCATACGAACATCTCTAACCAAATCTTCGTGGTTCCATGTCCAATCTAAAGACTCGAAGTTCCACGTTGCATGCTTGTTTGGTGGTAACCCTGTGAATTTAAAGGTTTTTGTTGATGCATCAAACCAGTGATAATCCATGAAGTAGGACAAGTCACTGCATCCTGCAGGAAGACTATCCTCATGAACATAGATAATACGTTGAGAACCATCGGGAGTAAACCCCTCTGAATCAATCTTCACTTGCGGAAGAGAGATCCTTTCTAGTCTTCCTGTCTGCGTATTAGCATATACAACATAGCATAATTTCATTTTAACTTCTCGTTACTTGATAATAGGTCATAATAGGTCCACCAGAGTAGTCTGTCTCGATGTAATTTCCACGAGTATATGTGAATCCACCAGTTGTTATTGTAGTATCATTTTCACTCTGACCTGATAGTGGTTCAGAAAAATACACTTCAGTCCCATTCCATCGAATCTGTATCGTCACAAGATCTTCACCTTCTGGACTAGGAACAAGTGATACTCTCCACCAAGTGCCAGAGTTAGACGTATCTGTCGTCTGAGGTGGTGGTTCTGAGTTGACATCTGACGAAGTAGGTGCTACCGAAACCGGAGTAGTTACCAAATAACTACCTGCTGTGATCCATTGACTACCATTGAACACTTTTATATCATAGGTATATGATGTCCCATTAGGTGGGATCTCATTTACCGTGAAGTTATTTAGACCACTTGTTACTGTAACATCTGTTAAAATGAGAGCATTATCACGATAAACTCTCAACGACACAGGAGTAGACCCCTCTGTCAAATGTGTTACTGACAGTTGATGTGTTGTGTCATTTTCCGGATGCACTATTCGATTAGAGGTTGTGGCAAAAATACCCGAATCATTATCATATAACGTGAACTCTTTCTCCGCAAGAACCTCAACGTTGCTACTACCCATTGGTTCGTTGATACTGGAAGTGTCATTCCCAGTACGTAACTGTGCCCTGAAGGTTTCTCCTTGCCATCCCATTTCTCCAACACCGGCTGATACTGTACTGGTTCGTGTATAGTTGCCTATGAACTCACCCGTATAATACGTCTTGGCACCATCGGAGTATGAAGAGGTTCTAGTTCTTATAAAGTCTCTAGTTGAGGTTCTAGTAGAATTCCTTGTCGATGGTACATAATTCGCATAGTTCCCCAAGTAACTTGGTGTCCTCACATAACTGCGTGAATCTGTAAAGTCACGTGTATAGTTACCTGTAAAGTTACCAGTGTACTCTCCAATAAAGGACAACACCCTACTGAAAGCAGTGACTCTTATATCGGTTCGAGAACTAACACGTGTGTAGTAAGAGATCGGATATCTACTATATGAGTCTACAATGTTGCGACTATAATTACCTTCGTAGTTACCTTCATACGATGGAGATCTGCTATACGTTCCTGTATAGTCACCTATGAAATCTCCAACAAATGATCTCTGATAGTTGCCCTCAAAATTACCACCGAAGTCTCGATTATAGTTTCCGGTGAATGTACCAGCATAGGAGAACACGGACTCTCGTACACGAGTTGACGTACGACTAGACGTTCGTTGATAGTTAACCGCATGATTCTCTACACTACCTTCTATGATGACTTGTCGAGTAGACGCACCTACATAATCTCCCGTATAGATGCGAGTATAAATTCCAGTTCTCTCATAGTTACCCGTATACTGACCAGCAAAGTTTCTGTTATAAGTTCCTGTGTATTCCGATACAAATCCTCTTTCATAATTGCCTAAGAAACCTGGTGTGTATGTGCTAACTCGGTTTTTAAGATATGTGCTGTATCTGGTAACAACCCTTCCACTTGTCTTGGTTGATATTCGAGAGTTCTCTCCCACGAAATTACGTGTATAATATCCAAATATCTCGACCATACCACCCGCATCGGGATCGAATATAAATCGACTAGAAACTTTTGTGACGTTGCCGACAAAGGATCGAGTGTAATTTCCAAAATAACTTCTACTATAGTCCCCATTATAAGCACGACCATAATTACCAATATAGGTAAGAGTACCTGTATATGAAGAGACTCTATTTCTAGTAGAACTACCTCCCACCGATCTAATCCGTTGATAGTTACCTATAAAGTCTCGGGTATAATTGCCTACAAAGTTTTGACTAGCAGTTGGTGTGCTTGTACTGGTGTTTTCTGCTATTTTATAATCTTCAACAAATGTAGTGGCAGTTTGAAGTGTCCCTCTATGATAATATTTACCTCCTACAGGACCGACAATGGATGATACTCTTGCATCAGCCATACTATCGTATGCACTACTGGTGTAAACGAGTGTTCCATTGTAGTATAATTGAATAAAGTATTCGTACGTAATATCTCCTCTACCGTCACCAAATCCACCTTCTACGAATCGAGCAAGTCTCCATACGTATTGAGGATTACCATTAGTGATAGAATATAAGAACGGATCAGACCCACTACCACTGACTCTGGTTCGTTCGTAGGTAGAGGTTCTAGTTCTCTCGTAGTTGCCTTCGTACGAAGCATTTCCCGTAAAATTACCCACAAACGTACGAGAGTAAGTTGAGGTTCTTGAGTAGTTCCCCTCAAAGTTGCGAGAGTAATTACCGACAAACGTACGAGAGTATCCCCCTTCATATGACTCGACACGTGTACGTGTATAGTCTACCAGATTTGCGTACGAAGACGTTCTGGTTCGAGCAAACTCACCAGTATAAGTAATCGTTCTGGTGTAGTTACCTACGAAACCACGTTGATAGTTACCAACAAACGTTCGGGTGCTCTCTGTCCCACCCCTAGTTCGAGTGTATGCGGAGATTCGAGTTCGAGCATAAGTTCCGTCGTATGTGGACAGTCTTGCTCTCGTTGAGATTCTTTGATACGGCACTTGTCGGGTAGATGTTATCGAGTATCGATAACGGCCATAATTTACCTGTGGAACGTAATCCCCTATGAAGTTGCCCAGAAAATTTCCAGTGTAGGTTAGAGTTCGAGTAAAGTCGAATGGTCTTTGTCTTTGATAAGACGATACTCGTGTTCGACTTGATACTCGATTATACGCAGAAAGTCTCGTGCGTGTAGACGTACGAGTAAATGTCTTCGACGTTGACAACTCTGGTATTCGAGTTCTAGTGTAATTACCAGCGTAGTTAGACGGACGGTTTCGTTGATACGTCTCGGTATATGTACCTGGTCTATAGGTTATCTCAAGTCTACCTTCTGGGTCATTCGGTATAGGATTCCAGTTGTAGTAGATGGTGCCCGTATAAAATCTTGAGTAGTTACCCTCGAATGATAACCCGTCTGAGTAATTACGTTCGAATGTACTCGTACGTGTACTATTCCTTGTCGACAGTCGAGTGTATAGACCTTCATAGTCAACTGTTCTTACATAGTCACCCGTGTACCCTATTGTCCTTGTGCTTGTTCTAGTATAAGTGCTAAGACGGGTATAGTCTCCGGTAAAGTCTCCGGTATAGTACCCTATTGTATTACCAATAAAGTCACGGTTGAATCCTGTTGCAATATCAACGATTGACTGTCTGGTAAACGACCCTGTTCTTTCAATGGTTACATTATATGATGTAGTGTCATTATAAGAGACAAACGTTGCTGTATGCGCAGACCCCGTAAATGTAGAAAAGTTTGCAGTAAAGTCTTTCTGTGCTACACCGTCTGACCCTGAGAGTCTGAATAATTTAACGTGATAATTGTTAGGTTCGTTAGTCGTTGCTATTAGACTAATCGATTGTCCTTCAATTATATTATCGACACTAGAGAATTGCAATGCTCCCTGTAGACTAGATTCCTCTTCGTTTTGTTGACTAGTTCCTGAAGAAGACCCTTCTAGTTTGGCCGCAAACAATGCGTTCAGGTTCCTGAAGTTTTGATATATTTCTTGTAGACCTGACTCATCATAGTTAATTAAGATAGAGTCGTAATACCGAACCTGTGTAGTGCTGAACCCCAGTCCGTACAGATTAGTTGTAATTTGGTTGTCTTGAAAAGCACCACTAATAGCACCGGATAAAGACCATTCAATATTAATATAGCATCCAGCACTATGATTTAAAAACGGGTTGCCTAAGACGGTCCAGTTCTGACTTGGTGGTAGATAGGTTTCAATATTAAAAATATTATTGGTGATAAGTGCTCTGGAATCAAAAGCAATTCTACCCTGTGATGTCTTTATCTGTAGACCATATTCATCGTCGTTTAACGCAGATGAATTTTCTATAATCTCTGCTGTCTCACGGACAATAAAGTAGTCCATGTCCACATCCCAATCAGCAGTCACATAGGTCTGGTTTAAATATCCACCATTGGTAAGTCCACGACCTTTGAATCTGTAGGTATTGCTTAGTGCATCACTTGCCGTTCGTGCTAGGAAAAACACTTCAGGGTTTGAGATAGTAACGTCTTGCGTAGTCCCATTAAAATTGGTAATTGCGTCGGGTACAACTATTGGACCAAATCCGGTTCCAGTTAAATCTGGATTGTATCCGGTTGCGGTTGGACGTTTTACAAAGACAAAGTCTTCTTTGGTGAGTTCGGAATCTAAGGTAAACGAATGCCCACGACCTGCTGCTACAACTCTGTAGTTAAGAAGATCGAGAGTAGTATCGGCAATAATGAAATTGTTACCGTTGCCGTCATTGCCTTGTACCTTTAGACCGTAGGTCATCATCCAACCCTTATCGCAATAACGTCTATGGTTTTATATTCCCATAGTTCTTGTGGAAGGGGAGTGTGTAAATATCTAACATCTTGTAAAGACACCTGAATTCTATCATTAGTCCAACCACTAGAAATACCTGTAGGAGAATCTTTACTGATTCTGGTAATATAAATTCGTGTGTAGTAATTTAGATTGGCAGGTTTTCTCACAAGACTGACAATAATATTATTGGTGTCAGATGCGTCCGGACATTCAAGTAGGGTGGAGTCACTCGGCCAGGCAAGAGAAAATGTTTCTCTTAGTTGGATATTACTGGTTCTTATATTATCAGAGAATACGACTTCAGGTTGAACAAATGTACCATCCTCTTGCTCAATTTTAGGGCCGTATAGTTGGATACCATAACTCATGGTGCCCCCTATGGTTTAGGTGGCCAAACAACTGACTCCAAATCAGAATAGTCTTGTGTGATATCACGAAGTGTTTGTCTGTACACGCTCCATTCTTCTCGTTGACCGTCACTCAGACCATTGTCATCTAACCTAGTCCAGTCACATTCCTGAAGTTTAGTATTACGTGCCTGACGCAATTCTTCTATTTCGATCTGTGCGATAACATCATCTGGATAAGGTGCTACAATCTGTGCTACAATATCATCAGATTCAATGTATTTGTTCAGAACAATTGCTCGTGTAGCATCATACTCTTCTTGCCACGGAATAAAAAGTTTCCATGCTTCTGGTGATGGTACCACATTATTGGGAAAGGATTGAGGAGAACCCACTGGAATACCGTTATGTACTTTTATAAACTGTATGCTCATTTTAATTTCCTATTAGGGTTCTATGCCACTGCCATTAAGATTGATGTCAAAAGTAACTGCGTCCCCGTTGGCATCCTCAAATCGACCAGTGTCCGGATTCCAAGAGAAAACACTATCATACAAAGTAGCAGTAGTCTCACCAGCAACCGACGCAACAGTATTGACAAACTCATTATATATAGCAGTTGCATCAAGAGCACTCGTTCCACCATCGTCAGAACCACTAACGACCTGATTCGCAGACGATGTTGGATCATAAGCAGCTGCCGTTGAATCTGTTGTGCTTGCTATTAGTCCCGATACAGTTCCTGACCAAGAGTTAACACCCGTTCTTGACTTGTCCGTATTATTCTGACCATTGTCACTCATCATCTTGATTTCAATTTTGAATCGACTGTCGTAAAGGGTACCTACTGCGAACGATCCGTTTACAGGAATAATCGTCCACGAGTTACCACCACCACCAGTTTTATGTCTTTGAGTCTGTATGGTTGTCCATGTTGATGGCCAACTATTAGTGTCCTGTGTATTCGCATCTTTTTGTTGGAATAATAGTTTTACGTATGCTGTATCTGTTGCAAATAGACCAGAAAATGCCATACTAATAGTCGGTATATGCCTGAATACATTTCTTTCTGTTGTTCCTTGAGCATCAATAACTCGGTCGACAACGTTTCTTGGTAGTTCAATAGTAGTCAATTCTTGATATCCCGCAGAAGATGGTCCCCAAGTTCTGGTACCACTTCCGGAGAATGCAGTAATTGTATTAATATTTCCTTCAAGACTACCGACCGTTAGTGATCCTGTTCTGATAGAATCAGAAAGAATAGTGCCGGTAGTGATTTTACCACCATCGATGCTGGTGATGTTGCCAATCTCATCTGTGCCCAAGGCACCTTCAATGTTCTGGAAAGTGACAAGACCATTGAAGTTGTAATTCCTAAACGGAGCACCAATCTGTATATTTGAACCTGTTGCTTCATCACCATCGACGGCATCTGCTACGACACGATATCGGCATGCCCAAATGGATCCTGTTAAATTGGTATCTTCCGATGGTGATAGTGACCATCCGTTAGAGTTCGTTCCAGCAGCAGGATTTAGACCTTCGAAGTATCCCATGCCTACATTGGAGTTGTTTTCTGATAGTGATGTGAATACAAACTTCGTTGCTGTTGGTGCACCCGGATTAGCACTTGACTCACCGTGGTAGTATAGATATCCTGAATCGATCAGACCTAGACCAGTAATGTTGATATCGGATGGATCGACTACTCCTGGCGGACCTTGTTCACCAGGGACACTTGAAAGAATCGGTGCCGTAAACGTTAGACTGTTGTCGATACCATTTTGACCCCTCAGACTTGCTACGGTTGTAGTCTCCCACAGATCTTGTGGGTTGTTTGGATCTGGAGATGCGACAGGCACTTCATACCATGAACCACTAGTTCCAGCAACCAGATCGGTGTCGTCATTCTGATTCGATTGTTTCACGAATCGGTTAGAGTCAAAATTATAGATCACACTGTTCGGTGTAGGGATAGCAGATGGTGGAATGATGTTACCATCAACATCAAGTTCACGTGCCTTACGTGTGTATAGAGAGGCACGGTATGTCGATATAGTCTCGACGATATATGGTACAGGATCACTCCAACCAGGAGGATCTACTGCAACGACTGTACCTGTATCTCCTTCGACAACGAATGGATAGGTAGAAGACCATACGTCTTTACCCTCTTCAACAAGGCCGTTAGGAGATGCAGACCAACCAGTAGGAACATCGTCCATCTGGTTAGTTGTGAAATTGTATGAACCCCCAGTAGGTTTAGTTGGTGGTTCTATGTTACCGTTGGAATCATATGTACGAGTCTTGGCAAAGTAAACTGCTTTCTCTGCGGCAGACTTACCATTTAATCCAGTAGAGGCAATTACAGGAGCACTCCAGTTAATGGTGCTGTCTACTAAATCACCATCACCGTTTGCAGATACACCTAGTGTTGAGGCAATACCTGTAGAAACGTATAGTTCACCTACACCCTCTTCTGGTCCGACGTTCCATCCAGTAGGAGCAGTGTATTCTTTAGTGGTGAAGTTGAATGAACCACCCGATGGTGCAGTCGAAATAGAAGACTCTGATCTCTTGTATGCATACAGTTGAGCAATTGACTCTCCACTATTAACGTCTACAGGTGGTCCACCAATTAGATAAGGAGTTGACCATTCACCACCACCAATAAGATTGGTCTCTGACTGTAGATCGATGAATCGATAGTTACATGCGTAGATGTCTTTGTCACCGTCTGGTGCTGGGATTTCATCGTACCAAGTTTCAGTAAGAGCACCACCAGACGAATCTGTTGTTGGTACCGTAAGCACTCCACTGGTGAAGTCATACGAACCACCGAAAGGAGTTGTCGGAGAACTCGAAGCACGAGTATAGATTGTTGCAGTGAATGTTGAGGTTCCTGCAGGACCACTACCATCACCACCACCCGTAGAATCTGCTAGGTTAGTCCACTTAACACCGTCCCACTTTAGAACCTGACCCGTAGAAACACTGTTGATTTCAACGTCAGTCAGATCATTAAGAGCACCTACTTCACCGTGCTTTGCAAGTTTTACCCACTGACTATCATGCGCATAATATGCGAACCCAGTAGAATGGACGTGTGCAAACATACCGTGGTAAGTACCAGCATCAATAGCATTTAATTCATTTTCATCTTGAAAGTGGTTGCTGTATAGGATCTTGTTACTGCCAAGGTCAAGTGTGGTAGACGCAAGAAATGTACGAATTTCTTCTTGAGTGAATCCGGTATCATCATTTAGTTCGTTGATCTTTGCAAGAATAAGAGCATTCACTTCTTCTACAGAAAGACCACCCACTCCTTCTTCTAAGAGGTGAAAGTTCTCATTGATCTTATCGACAGCCTCATTGATCTTATCTGCTAAGTCAATGGTCTGGACTGTTGTAATATCATCGTGTGCCATTATTATCCTCTACTAAACGAAAGAGCAAACTCTTTATCTCATCAATGTCTTGCTTCAGGTTACTCACCTCTTCAGTCAATGATTCAATCTTTTGTTTTTCTCTCTGTCTTGTCTCTTTTAGTTTCCTTGCCTGTACAATCTCGTTCTTGTTCGTGTTCAAGATTGTGCCTGTTTTCTTGTCTCTTACTAGGTTATTATGTCCCTGTACCTTTTGGTATCGTTCCATCTATTACACCAAAGCAATTGCTCGTAGGTCTCGTATTGTAGGAGACTTCGAAGAGTTGCTTGAAGTCATAACAACCTTTACTTGGAATGCAGAGAAGGTTTCATCACCTGCATTCTCAATAACGTATTCGTAGTCACGATAAATTGATCGGTTACTATCCGATACCGGATATGCTTCACGATTCATTGCGACCCACTCTGCTGTATTTAGTCCTTCTTCAGTAAGGGATCTCTTGACATATACTTCGAACTCTGATTCGATAGGACGGTTTGCCGCAAAGATAACCTTCAGACCATCCGATGCATTCTCAAGTACAACCGGAATGGTCACGTGCTGTGCCGCATCGACCTTATCGATGACATTCTCAAGTGCAAGTACCGATGCTCTCTGCATATCGATGACTGGTGATACACTGTCGTCGTTGGTACTTAGTGAGATGTTCAGTGTCAGTGTGCGACTACCCGCCTCGTTTTCATTGGATCGAACAATCATTGGTTGATCGTTTAGGTTAAGATTGTTTAGGTTAACTGTCGTCGTGACAACCGACGAAGACTGTCCGATCGGGTTGCGACGGTTCTGTCCGTAGGACTGACCTGTCTGTGTCGAGATGGACGAACTGATAGACGTTGCTGTTGGTGCAAGGAACTGCACTAGTGGAGTGAACTCATCGTACATCACTTGCTGGGATGCCTTGATGTTACTGCCACCACCTGTACCTGTTGCCGTTGCTGATACAGTTGTATCAATGCTGTAACCTTGCCATGTTGGGCTCTTCACAACAAACGTACCGTTGATGTTTGCTGGCAGAATACCACTTAGACCATTAGTGACTCCACTGATTGTGACACTGTCACCCGCAGAGAATCCATGACCTTCGTGGTGGATCTTGATGTCAGATGAACCAACAGTAGTCTCGATAGGATTGTTTCCTAGAGTTACCTTCGGCAGTGATGTGTTAGTTAGGTTGACTGTCACACCGTTATCTGTTGGGAACTTGGCACGGTATAGATTAAACATTAGATCCTTAGTCTGATCTGGTGTCCATGTAGATCCGTTCTGTGATAGGAATAGAGATCCTAGAGTTGGTTGCTTGGCAACCTTAGCATCTGTCGAACCAAGGACGAACTCGTATGTCTCTGCGACGTATACATTGTAGTCTATTGATTCGGCAAGCAGTACTATAGCATACTCTTCACCAGAAGTCAAGTAGACTGGTTCATCAAACTCGATTGATGTCGGTGCCTGAAGTACACTGCTCATCTGCTCTGGATCAGCCGGTAGGTTGATGTCTGCTGGGTCAGTGAACTTCACAGAACCAGGTAGGATACGACCTGTTGGAACACCGTTCTCTACTGGACGGATTTGCACTTGCAATGGAATTGTGCTATCCTTAGTCTTCACGTACACATCAACCTTCGATAAGAACAGTCCATTCGGGTGCTCTACACGGTCAACACGGAATGTCTGTGCTAGTGGATCTCGATCTCGTGTTATAGTAGTGATGATTCGAGTCGAACGGATAGTGCGTTGAATCGTCTCGATTGTACCTACTGATGTATATACCGCACGACTGTTCGTGACGGAGTTTTCGTCATCATTCTTCGAGATGTCTAGTAGTTTGAATTCTTGTGTACCCGTACGGAACTGAATCGCAGACGTGTTAGGGATAAAGAAGTTACCCGTTAGTTCTCCCTTCGCATCGGTCACAAGATCACTTGATCCACGTGGGTGACTTGTTGCGTCAGAGAACTCACTGCCTACCTCAGTTGGATTGTCAGAGAATTGAGTGAACGGTTCTTGACGCACCCACTCTGATACTGACTTGTTTCCAAAATAAGGGAACATACGAGTGTTTGGACGCAGACCCTTGACAGAGAATGAGACCTCACGAGATCGCATGAATGGAATGATTTCGATGTCAACAACACGTTGTCCTACGAACTCTTGAATAGTACGAGTCGTCGTTGTTGTTACTGTACGTCCACGTCGACGTGCACGTTCAGACGATAGGTCGATAGATTGACGACGTACAGTTGTCTGTATGATGTCCGGTAGACTACGAGTCTCAACCCACTCATCCGAAGCAGGTGATAGCACCATGTGCCCTGTCTGTGTGATCACGGCAAATGGGTTGACGTTCAGTGTCGACGTTGCCAATTTCTGTTCGATCAGTGCTTCGTGTGAGAATGGTAGAGTAACCAAATCACCCTTCTTGAGACTCGACTGAGTTGGGTCTAGTTGTAGTCGTACCGACTGTTCACGGAATGATGGTTTTAGTTCACCCGCAAATGTTTCGATCGATGCACGGTAGTCATCTGCAAACACGTCAGAGAAACTGAATCCACTGAAGTTGTCCGCAATAAATCCGGTCTTGGTTCTTGGTAGATTCGCATCGTCAAGTATTAGAATCGAGTTAGTGTCTTGCTCAAGTAAGCTGAGTGTAGTCAATTCGAACAGAGTATCGACACGTTCTTCGAGTGCCGCAATGTCTTTCATTGTGAATCGTTTGTTCGGGATGTAGTTGACTCGCACGTCGTCACGTGAGAAAGTATACGCACCAATCTCTACGTTATAGAGTGGTAGAGTACCTGCCGGAAGAATCGGTGCCTTTGGTGCCGGTGCTGGTTGACCTTGAATCAACTTGACCTCACCAATTCCGATCGTGTTCTCATCTGTGACGATGTTTGCCACAAGGGTGTCGATTCTTGGACGGTGGTACTGTAGGTTCTCGATAGTGATCGCAGAATTGTTCTGAGGCAATGCAAGTGTAGTGAATTCAGTAGCAGATGTCTTGGTTGGACGGAAGTCCAATACACTGCGTAGTTGTAATGTCTCACCTGATGCGGTCGTGTACGAAGGTACATCATCATATGCAACCAGAGTGTTGTCACTGTTCTTGTACGAACTTGCCGCAAAGAATACTCCATCCGTTGAGTGGACGTAGTGAGTGAACGTCACAGAGATGCTAGTTACATCACTTGGTAGACTTGATGTCGCAGTTCGTTGAATAGAAACGAAGTCATAGAAGTTGTCACGTTGGCCACCGTCCATGTTGTACATGAAAGTAGCATCTTGAACCTCTTCGTCTGTCGTATAAGAGACAGACTTTAGTTCAACCCCATCGACCTGAGTTAGTTGATAGTACTTACCATCATCAACGGTTACTTGCTTGACCGCATAGAATTCTCTATCGTTGTTTGGTTGAGAGTTTACAGAGTCATATGCACCTACGATATAGACCTCACCATTCCATTCGATAGATGATCCTTCAGACAGATTATACCAGTACTGATCATCCGGAGTTCTTTTCTGTAGAGTACCATCCAAGTAGAACAACCAACGATCACGATCTTCGTTATAAAAGAAGTAGTTGTTGTTTGAACCGTTCGGTACATAAGCAGGAGATAGTGTAGTCTCCGTACGAGTGCCCACAGATAGATCAACTGTAGTTTCTGTCAGTACCTTTGTCTTGATACGTTGACCGTCGAGAGGTGCATATCGAACTAGAGTGTAAGAACCACTCAGTCCACTGTATGTACCATCTGAAGTGGTCACGTCTAAAATACCACTATCGTCTGATAGTATCCACTGACCAAACTCACTACCTGTTCGGTTGATCTGACCGTTAGTGTCTGCAGTGACGTTCTCGATAATACGAGCAGTGTAACTAACCTCTTGAATGCTATCCTGTACTGGAGTAGATTCTGCTAGAGGGAATAGTAGATTGCTGTTTGAAGTTTCTTGCAGTGCGGCCGTCTTGATGCTAAGATTGACAAGACTTCCGTCCACAGTATCTACTAGACTGGTTGCGGCACTGAATGCTTTATTAGGAAGCATCTGCACGTCAAACAGGTATGCACGGAAACCTGAACCGTAACGGTCGACACCTCGTAGTACCGCAGTTCCTAAAATATCATCATTAGTATCTTGAATGTCAACTTCAATCGTTGAGGTTGCACCACTAAAGGTAGATCCTGAATTGATCTCTACCCAACTGCCGACACCACCAATGATGGACTCAGTGTTTGCTTCTGCTGGATCTCGTGCCTTTACGATATCGACATTAGATCGACCGACCTCTAGTCGGTATCCGTCGACGTATGCGACACCTTCAGATACATCTAAACTTAGATCGTCACCGTCTTCTTCGACGACGACTTTGAATTCTTGTGCGACGTAATCACCCGACTCTTCTTTGGTACGTACCGCAAGTAGGTCGTTGATTACATTATATGCGTCCGTGGTCTTTACTTCACGAGTGATCTTGCCTTCAACAATACGGCAGACCCATACGAAGTTATCTGTAGATCCTTCCTCTGGACGAATGCTTGGAGTTAGTTTGATCTTGTATCGGTGTGCGCCTGGTGACGTGCGGTTAGGAACGTCCCCTTGGTTGTCATATAGATTTGGGTCTTCACCTTCTGTGACAATAGACTCTTCGATCAAGAAACCTAGATCAACAGTAGGAGTAGAACTGTACTTGTCAAGGAATACCTGTGACTGCTCGACATAGACAAAGTGTCCCTGTACAAAGAACTCACCTTCTGCAAAGTAAGCACGTGTACCACGACCCGAAGGTTCAATAGTGCGAACCGATCCATCGGGAAGATCGACATTCTTTGGTTGAGCAACAACCATGCCTGAGACACCACCGTTTAGATAGGTGATGACATTGCCTTCCTTGACACGGGCAGGTTCTTCTGTGTTAGTAGATGCTAACGTATCAGTGTATCGAATGTATAGAGTTGTTGGATCACCGTTCTCTGCAGACACGACCTCAGTCACGACGAAGTTTAGTCCTTCTTCGTTCGTGAATGTGACCTCTGTAACATTGCTAGGGACGACACTTGAGTCAGACAGACGAATGTACTCTAACGAGTTGTCGATAGTCGAACCACCCGGTTTGACCAGAGCACCTTCACGGAAGATGTTACGACCGAAACGAGCAATCTCCTCTTGGATGATTGTCTGTGCTTCGTTTAGTTCTCTTGCCTGTAGTGCACGGCCTGAGTTGAACAAGACACGGTGGTAGTTATCACCGTCCTCATAAAAGTCACGGTACGTCTCTCTAAAGGTTTTACTTGTAAAATCTGACATCACCTATCCTATATTGTAATGACAACTTTAATGTCTTCCTGCTGCTCGGCATCCCTACGAATGCGTGAACGGTTCTCGATGTAAAGAACATCACCACTATGTCTATCTATCTCGTACTTATCAGTCTTTAGTGTGATAGAGGATGGGGTAGTCCCATCGGTAACACCTTCGTTTTCATCGAATGGAATAAATCCGGTCGACTCGTTTTGGTGATAGAACACGAACTCATCAACAGACTCGTTAACGTATGCACGTGCACCACTGTTCTCTTGATAGATGACATCCCCAGACTTATATGGAGACGAACTAGTTAGAGTCAATGACGACATGACCTTACCGGACACATGAGTGTATGGTTGACCTTCTGGTGTCAGTGGGTTCTTGATGACACCGATCTGACGGAATGTGTTTTCGACGATGAAGGTGTTGCCTTCTTTACCGTCTGGTTTGATGTTCAGTAGCACTGAACTTGTTTTTAAATCATCTACTGGATCAGCACCAAGACCTGACGGTGGAGTGATCACGGCACGGACAACACATGGTTCAGTGTTAGCACCTACAATCTCTAGGGTTGCTTCTGTGTATCCTGCACCAAACTCAATCATGCGAACACCGACGACAGATCCGTTATATACGATTGCTTCTGCCGTAGCCTCGGTTGTGCCGTCACCGTGAACGGTTACCGTGGTGGATTCTTGAGTGTACCCAGCACCACCTGATATAACCTCACCACGAAGAATCTCACCACCGACTGCGGCATTCATTACGTTCAATTGTAGATCTTCAATCCCGTCTGCGTTACACTTAGAGGTAGGTCCAGTTAGACCCACTGGGATGTGGTTGGTTGATAGGTACTGATAGATGTTTTGTGGTGTCAGTGCAAACAGGAACTTCCAAACGTAGTTGTCTGCTGTCCTAAACGGTTTCTTGTAGTCGACGTTTAGTTCGCAGTAGTTTGGTTCGATAGTCGATGGGATTGTTTGACCATCGTATCGAGTCCCTTGCTCAAGGCATAGGTATACCTCTTTCGCACTGTTCATCACGAAAAAGTTTGTTGCTTCGTCTGCATTGACGTTATCTGACCATGCGTCGTAGATGTCGTTTGCATTCCAGTTAACACGTGTTGCGACGAAGATTGCACCTTCGACTTTCTTGATAGACTGAAGGTTGTGTCTGAATTCTCGTTCTTCTAAGGAACCATCAATAGGAGTATACGGATGATCTACGTCATCCCCCGATGTTGGGAATACATCCGACTTACCAATGCCGATGTAGTACTCATTGCTAGAGTTGATGACATCCTCAAGAAACTGTCGAGCCAGAGTTCGACTCAATGTTTGTCTGACAATTGCTGGCATTATAATTTCCTATTAAAAAGTCCTAACTTATATATAGTGATTTTACGATAATTTGCCAAGAATTACTCTTGGATTTCCGTCCGAATCGTTAATTGTTATGGTATCATTGTCTAATACCATAGATGATAGATCTCCAGAAGCCTGACTAGTACTGTTCTGTACCGCACCTAAACTTATTGAATTACTTTCGATACGACCCCCGTTAATCACAGTCGATCCATTAGCACCGACCGATGTCGGATCAAGAATTGGGATACCGTCTCCACCGTTAGTTAATTCTAAGCTTCCAGCAGTGCTATTCGTGAACGACACAACACCGTTGAAACTAATCAATGACTGTACAGCACTACCTGTGTCTGTAGAAGTTGCCGCAACACCAGTGGAATCAACGAAAACGAGATCTGACCAATAGACGGTCGTGGACGGTGATACTGCAACTGTCGGGGCAGACAAAGACCAATTCGTAGTATCGTCTAAAACGACAACACCCGTTGCCCAAGTAATGGTGCCACTTGGTGCAGTAGTGCTTGTTGTACTATATGCACGGAAGGTTGAGTATCGACCTGCTGGAGTACCGTTACTTCCAACGAATGGAACATAAGTAGCAGAAAGAAGGGTATTTGGAAGATCACTGTCCTGAGTCGGTTTAGGTGCTGTCCATTCATAGAATGTAACAAACTTCTTCGTATCTAGAGTCAATGAAATCTGATTCATAGCACTTGGATTTTGCACCGAAGAATATACAGGCATCACACCTTGTGCTGGTGGTGCGTTCGGAGTCTCACCTACGAACTTGATCCATGTACCACTGATATCATTGATTGTTGGTTTAGTATCAGTCCACTCATAATACAGTACATATTCTTGTCCGGCCTGTCGGTCAAAGTTTTTATTAGTACCACTCGCATCGTCTGCGTAAACTACCAAGACACCTTCAGAAGTACCATTGTCACCGTCGGTGATATCAAAAGAGGTATCTCCGATTGTAACTGTAGTTACTCCGGTAGAAGCATTATAAGAAGTCGATACACCAGGTGGTTGTGCATTTTCACCACCAACACCGACAATCTGTGCGTCACCAAATTCAGAGGCCGCAATGATGTCTGTAGTCCCACGTGCAACGACAGATCCCTGAATGATCCAAAGATACTCACCATTCGTGATAGAAGGAGCACTCTGAGTCCATCCGTTAAAATCAGCACCGGACTCTGCAGTCAACAAACCACTAGAAAAGGTATGCTTGAAATCTCCCGACGGATCTGTTGGAGCACTTGACGCATCACTGTTTTTGTTGTATAGTTGTACAACTGCAGTATTGTATCCGTCCAGTCCCGTTCCTGACAGAACGGTTGCGGCACTAAACTCACCTGCTGGGATGATGTCTGTACTGCCCGTGTTCGATGCAGTTGCTTGCTTGACCCAAACATAGTTACCTGGTGCAACTGTAGGTAAATCTTGAGACCACCCATTTAGAGTTCCACCTGACAAAGCACCTGTTTCGTAAGTGTAGGTAAAGTCCCCCGATGGGTTTCCAGTCGGTGCCGTAGTATTGCTTGTGCCTGGCTTGAATATGAAGACCGTCGCAACACTAGTTGCTGGGTCTGGTTGTGTCGGTTGGAAACCAACACGTGAAAGAACAACAGGACCGTTCCAATCATCGTTATCAAACGTTGCGGTAGATCCTACTGGTCCTTCTAGTGTGATCGACACCATCCACAGTGCTTCCGAAAAGGAAAGACTGTCGGGTACGGTCGACCAGTTAGCAAAAGCAGTGGAGACACTGGCAGTCAGTACTCCACTTAAAAAGTTGTATTCAAAGTTCCCCTGTGGTACAGTTGGTGCACTAGCATCTGCACTAGTCTTATAAAAGTACTGCAGTGTTACTCGTGACGTGCCGTCTTGTAGATCTACAAGAGAGACAGAATCAGAAGCATATCGTGTCCATAATACCGACATGGGGAACCCTTAATAATTAAGATGTTGACTTAGTTACAGTGACATCACAACGGATGCTGATTGGTGCAGATGTATCTGGCACAACGTCTGGACCTGCAGTAATCGCAGAGAAGTTGTTGTTGGTACCATCGGCAAAAACACCACCAGCTGTTACTACAGTAGAATCACTTGCTGAAGCGACTCGTACCGAAGATCCATCTCCGTATTCCCAACTGTACTTAATCTCGAAACCACCAACACCGTCAGTAATCTCATTATCACCTTCACTCGTTGCATCTGTAACAACCGCAGTTAGTGTTACTGGAGTACCTGAGTTGTTACGGAATATGGTTGAACCACCAGAAGTTTCGATGTCTACCTTGATAGCACCACGACCAGCAAGCAGTTTAGCAACACTTACTACGTCTTGACCCTGATCACCAGAAACCTTCATAGTATATGAGAATGCAGAGTCACCTACGTTAGATGGAGCAATCTTGATCTGAGATCCTGTTGTCCAACCTTCGGTAGGAAGTGATCCGGTTGTTGTGAAACTATCTGATTGAGATAGTCGATATCCAGCAATCTTTCCTGCTTCAGTACCTACAGTTGTGGCACTGAATGCTCCACCGTTTGTCTTAGTAGAGATTGCAACGTTAGTGGCAGTACCAGTAACAACGAACTCGACGATTACATCGTTTTGATCAGATGCCAATACACCGTCTGCGTCTGCAAGGAATGTGTGGTCTGACTGGATAAGATTGATGACCGTACTGTCCGCACCGTCACGTACAATAGTAACACTTAGTTCTAGGTCGATAGTGCCTGTGAACTTACCTGTGTTATATGCAACAGTAACGATTACTGTACCACTACGCTTATACTCTGCGGCATCTGGTGCCACAATCGCATCACATGTGATAGTACCGTCTGCACCTTCTACGAAAGTGAACCCTGTTGCTTGTTGAATATCATCAATAACAAACTCTCCATCACCCGCAGTTGCGTTTGATGAGTATGCTAATTCTGTTCCTCCAACATATGCTTGCACGTTAGTTTGAAAATCTGTACGTGCAGCGTCTCCGACTTGACCTGTAGGACTACTGATAAAAGTATGGTTCGCATTGGTCAAGAAAGCAGATACCGCACTTTGACCGTCAATTACGTCGGTTAAGGTAACGGCCGCCGTGGCAGTTCTTACAATTGCCATGATTAACCCTCTTCTTTATCGTTAATAGTTAATTGAATTGGCAGTGTCCCAGAATTAGGAACTGCCTTTGCTTCGATGAAAATAGACTTCAGTTCACCATTACTAAACTCTTGCGCAGTTGATTCAGCCGGTATGCCAAAACCAATTGGACAAGTGCCGTCGTCTCCTACAGTAACAATAGTTCCGTCTATATGTGACACGTAACGTGTCGTCTTATTAATGCACACGGGTTTACCCCCCGATGTCCATTGATAATCATAATCCCCGTATTGGTTTTCATCAATACCCAATCCGTTGATTGAAATTCGTGCTTGCAATTCGGTCTCACCCGAATCGTTTAAAAACACTGTTCCGTTCACTGCCGTGATTGCGACGTTAAGATCCTCGTAACCACGATCGTAAATAAGTGCTGGAGCAGTCCACTCCCCCGGTAGAATAGTCTTCTGAGACACACCATCCACGCGTGGTACAGATGTTTGAATAAGAAATACGTATCTTCCGTCTGTTGGAATGCTCAACTTCCATCCCTGTAGAGTTGGATCTTCTGGCATGGTAATGTCGTTGCCAGAGAAATCGTAAATCGTAGGTAGGGAAATATCTTCTGACTCGGGAAGAGTCGGTTCATTGAATGCTTTGTAGAGTTCTACTCGTAGACCACCACTAGCAGAAAGACGGTACAGTTCTTCGAAGTTGTCGTTGACCTTTTCTGCGGTTGTGCGGAGTGTATCTCCGGTACCATCGTTACCTGCACCACCAGTGTTAATAATTTGTCTTGGCATGAAAATTGTCTCTCAATTCAATGTCAGTATTTATACCTGATCTACCTCTGGATTTTGACCAGGAGGAGTATCTGGTTCCGTCGGTTCTGTAGACCCATCATCTGGTTCCGTCGGTCCTGTAGACCCACCCGCAATCTTAATAGGAATGACTTTGCTGAATGTGACGTTCACATTGTCAAACCAAGAAGATACCGTAACCGACAGATCCTCTCCTCCAGTGACGGTACCTATGTTGGCAACATAGACTAACTCCGGTATTGTATTTTGTGTCCCGTCTTCGCGAAGGTCAATATAAACCGTACCTAATGGATTTTCTTGCAAACTCTTATCTACCCATCCGTCACCAAACTCTAGCACCAACTGTTGCCCTGCAAGAGAACTACCCATAATTAAAAACTCAACACTCTCTGTTGATGGATCGAGTACTAATTCTTCGTCAGTAAATCCTTGCTGATTACTAGGGTATGGTATATTAGGTTTCGCAATGTGAAGGGCAAAGTGAGTAAATGCATCATCCGGATACTCATTCGCTGCACCTGGTGACATGCTAATCACAACGTTTGGATCTGTAAGATCTGTGCTAGGGTTAGCAATTCCAGAAAGATTAACGTCGGCAGTAATTGTGTGCTCAGACGTTGATACCTTCGATAAACCCTTCACCCTAGATTTAAATACGACCGTGGTCTCTAATGGTATTGACGGATCTGAATCAAGGTTAGTTTCTTCGACCGTACACTTAAACGACACTACTCCACTGCTTGTAATTGTTTCTCGTGTGTCATTCAGTAGAACCGAAACGTTAGGGTTACTCTCACTGCTGTTGGATTCTATATTAAAGAATATTTCATAACTTTCACCAGCACCGACGGAACCATCTAACCATCTACCAGAGGATAATATTCCAATACCATCACTACCTGACGATTTGACTGCGTAGGTTCCGTTGGGTGAATACTCAACGGTAACACTGGTTCTTCGTACCAACTGGGTCATCCACGAACCAAGATTACCTGTGCCAGCAGTGTTTACAATAAGTTTACGACGACCACTTTCAGTTACAACAGTTAACGGGTCCGGCCAGATACCTGTTGGATATTCGGTTGGTTCGGTCGATGTAAATGGTAGATACATCTTAGGTTGTCTATCTGGAGAAACAAAACTACTTGTGCTAGGATACTCTATGAACGAGTCTGGAGAGTTGATGAAATCATAGTATAGATTACCATCTACAAAATATGATGATCCATTTAACTGTCCACCAGAAAACGATTTTGGTACTATAACAGGTTCAGACCATGATCCTGCTACGTATTCATACACTTCAGTTTTATACCCATCCGAAACAATTAACTGATCGGTACTTGCAGTGATGACCGGAAATGGTTTATACTCTACAACCGTTCCTGCTTCAGGACCAAGACCTTCCGGTACTGATATAGGATAATTGCCACCAAGCACCGCACTCCTTTCATGTATCAATTCTTTCATGGTACCATCACCAACGAACACATCAAGGGTCTCTTCTGCTTCTACTACAACCCCTGTCCCTAGGTTAGTAAGACCAGCAGTGATCATGCTCTCTACGTCATGTACCCAAACAGTAGGAATCCACGGGTCAGTGCCAGCATGAAACTCTGGGGCACTACTCCACTGTGTGTTTATAATCTTCTGCTTACCACCTATCGTTACTACCTGAGCGTTTTCTACACTAAATTCATAACGATATATGTTCGTTGGAATAATGAATGATAGGTTTGTGTACTCATATGTGATACCATATTCGTTGGTATGTTCATATTTAAGATTATCCAAATTGTCTAAATCTAAAAATCCGAACGACCGACCATAATGAATCCAATCAGATCCTGTCCATTTACGAGTATATCCCGCAGGGAATACTAGCCATCGATCATCGACAACAAAAACATCTGAAACTAGGTTAGTAGCAGACTCAGTAGTAGAACCCCCTGCCATAAATCTGTATGTTGCCCAGTTTTCAATGTTTGGTAGGTACTGTAGTTCTTCTACCAGATTCCAGTTGCTGTCATATAACGTTATTGCGGCACCATATGGCAATTCATTTTCTATCTGTGCCTCTGCAACAAAGTGCCCTTTAAGAGAATTGAATACAATGTTTCGTGTAGGAGTTGATACTACTTGAGAACCAAATAAACTTTTAGCATACATTCCACTTACTGCGTATGTCCCATCTGCCATGATTATTCTCCTTGCCTTATAATGCTATAGTATTTTGATAGATCGTCAGTCCCGTAGACCCCACGTTCTTCACCTCGTAGATAAACTCTTCCGTCCGTTCCAATAACTTGAGTCGGCACTTCTCCGGTAGAGATCTCTTCACTGTATACAATGGTATCGTTCCATGTTAGTAGAAGAGATACAGGTGCATCAACATTTTCAATATACTCTGACCACTCGTATCTCGGACTCGACCCTGACCAATGTGGTTCGTTATCTGGAAGATCCGGTACAGGTTCTCCGACATATGGTGCAAAATTATACCCACCGTTAACCAACTTGATCGGGTTAAGTAGGAAATACGTTAGTGCTTTTATCTTACCTTGACGACCCGAATAAGCATTCAGTGCATCGGCAAGATCATATTGTTGTGCGATATCATATAGTGCTGTCACCGACAACGTCTCGATTGCTAGATCTTTTAGCAGTTTAATATTCTCAAACGGATACGCATATAGGGCACCGTACGCAACAGTTCCGTCGGACATCGTAGTTTCTTCTTTAGTGTTGAAGACAACATGCGTATCGGTTATCGATACCAATTTTTCTGGAGTGTCACCATTTGCGGATGTGTAGAATGTGAAACTAGGAGAGTGTTCTTGTGACCAGTCTTGATATAATACGTTATCCTCTAACGGTGAGTTTACGATAGACTCGAAATATAGATTATCACCAACGATGACATTCTCATCAATCGGATCTGTAGGTTCGAGAGGTTCTGGTTCTGCCTCTGGTTCCGGTTCTGGTTCTGGTTCCGGCTCTGGTTCAGGTTCTGGTTCAGGTTCCGGTTCTGGAGTTGGGGTTACACTACCAATTTCCTCACGGATGAAGTATAAGGTGTCCTCATTCTTTTCGGATAGGGCATCGTACTGCTCCTGTGTGCCGATCCAAACCTCGACTGCCTCACCTGTATTCTTGTCTATAATACTCATTGTTCATTTCCCACGATTACTTGATCGCCGACATATTCGATAGATGATATCTCAACACCACCTAGTTTGATTCCTTCGATTACCAGATCACCATAGAATACGGTGTAGTCTGCTACACTGTACACTTCAGGGTTGCCTTCTGGCATCGGTTGCATTCTGCCTGGTGACGGTGGAACTAGAGAAACGTCAATCGTAACCTCTGTTTCCTGTGCATCCATGAATTCGATATCGTCACCCATATGTAGGTCTGTCGCATCCATGCGAGGTGCTGCAGGTGATGCCCAGTACGCAAGGGTGTCGTAGATATCTTCGATTCGTTGCAGTGACATGTTTTTATAACGACCCAGAGTCTCTTCGGAACTCAAGATGAATGTCTCATCGACCGGATCGGTTTCACGCATCGTCATCAATGCGTATAATGGTTTGACCTTGTTCTCTGCTTCACTCTCCAAGAACAGGTACGCAGTCTCTAGTGGATCTGTCTGCTTCCCTGATTCGGTCTCGATATCAGCAAGTCCCAGTGTAGATACTTCGGTAGCAAGATAGAATCCCGCAGGGTGGACAAACTTCTTGTAGAACTCTTTGAAGTCCGATGTCGACATCCCCACCTTCAGTAGAACAGAGAAGACTTGGAATCGACGATCGTCTGTGATAAACTTGACAGACTCCGGTCCTATCTGTGAGTCGGCCTCACCGATCTTGAATATGTACTGCTTCGGGTAGACGACCTCGACATCATGATGGAAGAATGCCTTGAAGAACTGCTCGACCGACATCTGTGTGCCCTTGGCACGGTAGAAGTTGGCAAGCAGTTTGGTTGATAGACGTGCGGTTGCTTCGTCTGGGAATGCAGTGGTGTCGATACCGTTACCGATACCACGTAGTAATAGATCGAGTGCGTCTAGTGTTGTTGTGCTAATGTCACGGATGCTAAAGAGTTCTTGGATCTTTGCCTCGAACGATCCCGACGGATCCTCTTTAGTGTACTCATAGTAGTTCTCCAAGAACTCGATAAGTCTTGGATAGTCGGACTGGTAGAACTCTGGTAGTACCCCAGAGATCTCACTACTATGGAATCGAACCTTAGCACGTGCCATTATAATAGAACTCCGATGGTATCGGTCTCAACGTTAGCAGTTACGGATGATCCTATGGCATCTAATCGTAGGATATAGTTGCGCAGTGGTTTGATCGTGCTTTGGTTAGCAGGTACTGCGTTTACTCTCAACGTATCCGATGTCCCTTCTTCGATGCGAAGACCTCGAAGATTGACCGCACCCTTCGCGGGGTCATATGACCCCACGTTCGAAAGAATGACGTTCCCGTCGGTATCAAAAATCTGCAGACGATACGACCCCAGTTCATTCTTTACAACGGCGTTCTTTCCGTTGTACCTGAAAGCAGACGTTGTGACAACATGTTCATCCTTGTCCGGTGCGGCAAGCAAGAACGGGAAGTTGACATCAAAGTCTCTTACGATAAAGTTCTCTGGCAGTAGACCGACAGTGATACCAGAGTTGTATGTGATAACCTCATCAAACAGAACTCGAATGTTGATACGAGACTGTGCGGAGACAGACATCTTAGAGTTTAGGATTGCCGGACTTAGATCGTCGACCTTCGACAATAGAGGAGAACGACGGAACGATGAATTGAACTTGTTCATCTCTTCGGCAAAGTGGTCGGTAATGATCTCTTCGACTCGTGAACGATACGTCTCTTTCGTTTCGGTAGATATCGTCGGATCGATATTGAACATCGTCGTTGCGGTAATGTATACGACTTCCGGATCGGTGAACTCTGTGTCGATCGACATGATCGATAGGTTGCTTGTTAGTTCATCTTTGATACGGGTACGTAGATCGTCAACGTCGATTCCGAATCTCGGGTTCAGACTTACGAATACCTTTCCATACTCTGGTGGTACGTTGTCGTTACCACCCCATGCTACTACGTCATTAATGAACGGAGCATATTTGTTACTGATCATCGACGTGTAGTCTTCGGCAGTGACTAGTCGACGTTGTGATGCGAATCCACGAGGTGCGTTTAGTTTGATCGACTCAAGTGACTCTTTTGCCGAACCACCGGCCGATCGAGTTGCACTTAGGATCTCTAAACCGTTACTGACTCCCTTCGTTGTAAACGTTGCGGCACCGTTACCTTCGGTTCCGGATGTCTTCAGATAGGTAACGACAATCTTACTACCCACTTTCGGTTTTTGACCTAATACGTTACCGTCACTGAATAGGATTTCGTAGTGACCGTTCGACGTTTCCTTTATGAAGAAGATACGAGAGTTGTCGGTGATGCCGGAGACAGAGTCGATGTTCAGATACGACGTTGAACTATCGGATGTATACGAGTCGAATACTTCGACCTTTAGTGTGGTTGCGTCTAGGTCTTCGTCTGGAATGACGTACTGCGAGTATTCGACATCTGCTTGGAATGTGCGTCGACGGAGACGACCTTCGGATACCTTAACAAGACCCACTGCCAGACCGTCGTCGTTTACCTTGATAGTCGTTGGATCGGTTGTACGGAACGTGTATCCTACCTCATCGACCTGACCAATGAACTCATGACCTTCGGGAACCACGACTTCGACTTCACCTGCTGCCGGTGTAATGCTTACGGTTAGGAATGAAGATGCACCGACCTTCGACTTAGGAGTATACCCTAAAGTCTCTGCATGTGCAAGTGCCGACGCACGAATCTGAGACGAACTAAGGAACGACTCATTGATTGCCATGTTTGCCGTTAGACCGTTCAGATGGGTGTTGTATGCCAGAACATCTAAGATAGCAGCGAGACCACTTCCCTCGAAGTTGTAGTCTGAGAATGTGCCCGACTGTCTTAGGTGTGCCTTTAGACTCTTACGTAACTCAAGAAAGTCAAGATCAGAGGTTTTGATTGTCATTTACCTTATCCTCGCAATATTCACGTTAACCGAAACCTCTTGCTCGAAGTCTACCACATTGAACTTCACAAGAACGTCAACCGAATTATAATCTGGTTTAATGTTAACTATGACCTGATTCACGATTGCTCTTGGTTCATAGTTAGATATAGTTGATTCAACGAGAGTCTTGATGTCTCGTTTGTTTAAATCTGTATCGAGTTCAAACAGCAAACTGCCCAAGTCCGCACCCAACAAAGGACGGAATGGTCGAGACCCATGATTCGTCATCAACAGATTCTTTACAGACTGTATGACTGCCTGTGCGTCTTTCTTCTGGTAGATGTCCCCCGATGGTTTCTTCATGAAGGTACAATCGATATCAGAATTAACGACGGCTACCGATACAGTGATCGGTCGAGTTGACAAATTTAAGTCTTGTAAAGAACTAATCTTAGGCATTGCGTTAAACTCTTTTTTGTGTATTTATATGAGTCCACCGATGAATTCTTCAAATTCTTCGGGAGTCATATTTTCGGTGTCCGGTGCCTTGATATCATCAAGGTTCGGCAACTCTGGTGGTCCTTTGTGTTTCAGTTCATCGACCCCTTCCGGTATGTCGACAATGCCGTCTATTATATCCGGTAGAGCAACACTGAATGAGATCGGTAGTCCGATCAACATTAACACGTCGCACAGTGTTAGATCTAGGAACGACAGCAGTTTACCCAGACCGATTGCATCAAGGAACTTCTTGATCTTCCTGATCCAGATGTTCAGCAGTTCCTTCATGGAGATTGTCTTCCAGTCACGTGCGGCCGTTACGAGTTGGTGTACGTGCTCCTCGATAGACTCTACTGTCTTATCTATCTCTCCCCCCATGATGTCACTCAATTTGATATTGAACGGTGCTGGTAGGGGAATGCCTAGATCCATGAGTTCATCGACAAACGCATTCTTGATCTTACCGATCTCCTTGTTGAGGTCAAAGTTCTCGAAGTCTTCCTTGAGTTGCTCTGCCTGTTGCTTGACCCTTTCGATCTCTCGATCCATCTTCTCCTTTGCCGCGTCGATCATAGAACGAATCCATTCAGCAACATCGAATGACAATGGGATAGGTAGATCGGGCAACCCTAATGCGTCCCAGATCACCTTGAACTTACCGATCAGTTTGTCGAACAGTTTGAACAAAGAGTTAGTGCAGTACTCCATGATCTCGTTTTTAATATAAGACCACGTAAGTTTTGCCTTGTACTCATCACACAGTTGTCCGAACTCTCCTTTATAGTACTGGTATTCGGCATCAACCATAGCATAGAACTTGTCGACACCTTCCTCGATCTGCTTCTTTAGTTCTTTCTGATAGTCCGGATTGGCAATCTGTAGCACATCAATCTGTAGACCAAGTATCGATACCTCGAACTCAACAGGGATAATCTTAGAGATCATCTCCATCATCTTGACCGGAACAAAGATGTGGTATTCCTGAATCAGTTCAGTGAATGCGTCCTCTGCTTCCTTTTCCCAGTCACGTACATCTCCTTTTGACCACCACGGGGCAAACAAGTCGGAGACGGTTTCGATCGTTTTCTCGACATCCTCGACCGTACCCATGATCTCATCGTAGACTTCAGTGCCTAGGTCGAACGATTCGAGTGCTTGGATCTGTGACTGCAGTTCTGCCCTTGCATCCTCCGGAGCATTCTTAATCTGCTTCTCTAGGTCACGTATCTGTGTCTCGATTTCTTCACTCTTTCCTGAGAGGTCGAGTTTTGCAGCGTCCACGTACGACGTGATCTGAGGTGGTATGTCACTCAGTTTATTGAACAGGTTGACAATGTCTGCCTTCTTCGGTAGTCCACCACCTTCGCAAGACAGTTCAAGAGTTAAGTCCACTAGAATGTCTTGCCATTGATACTGACACCAGCACCCGATATGAGGTTGATGCCCTTGGTTGAATCGATTGTTGTAACACCCTTGACAGTGATGTTGCAGTCATTGATCACCTCGATGATGCAGTCGTTCATCACTTTAATCTTAAGGGTACCGTCCTCTAGCATCTCGTAGTGCGTACCTGAACGATGTCTCTCTTTGATTCGTTCCTTCCCTTCGGTATCGTCATACTCTTTGTAGTGACCTCTCTCGGTCTCGTACACCTTGTTGTACGGATAGTTCTCTTCTGCCAGTGAATTGTCATCACCTTCCTTCGGCATTGCCCCGATGACCAACGGCAGCTGCGAGTTAGGTCCGTCAAGGAACATACCGAATACGTTAGTACCCACTAACAGACCAACGTACTGTCCGGTACTCTTGTGTACCCCCTGTGTGACGGGAACAACGATCTGTGCCCACGGTAGATCTTCGGGTGCGATATCGTCATAGACACCGTACACACTGACCTTCACACGACCCAACTTCTTCGGATCTTTGTTGTCGACGACCTTACCGACGAACCATCGGGTCTGGTCTCCATAGTAATCAATAAAATGCTTCGGGATCATTCTTCGACACCACCATTAGATAATTTAACACAAGAAAGGGATACGTCATACCCCTCCGTTTTGAATGAATGTTTTGCCGCAAAGACCAAGTAGTCACCGGACTTATGCGGATCATACTTTGCTTTTTCGTCGACCATGTTCGCAGACTGGAATAGTATGCGTGTTGGGATACCAATCGTCAGATGCGACATGGTAAGATAGTCGAACCCGTCGACGGTTACGGTCATTGGATTGAATGTCATGAGGTTCTTGATCGTTCGACTGATTATATTCAATCGATATTCGGATGTCTCCTTGGATTGGTTGAACGAGTCCGTACCCTCGAACCCTTGGAACCCACCGATCTGGGTGATCACTCGACTGGTCATCTCGTTGAACGGTTCATCGTCAACCTTAAAGTCATCGGTATAGAAACGTTTGCGGCCTAGCAATCCATCCTTGTCTAATGGTTCCATCACGTGCTTCACGATATCGAACCCTACTTCGGTTGACTTATCTGCAAGTACATCGTAGTACTGATACTTGGAACCGATCAGTGCCTTGTCGATCATATCCAATAGGTTCGATGTCGATCGATGGTCGTGGTTCTTGATGACACGTCGACGTTGAGTTGCTCCTGCATTGCTAGAGGCATTGTTTACGTAGGGCACACCATCCTTACCTCCGTTCCACGGTCCTAGTTGCATCATGGTCTTGATATCGAGTAGGTACAGTTTGTCGTCGTTCAGTCGAGAGTGTAGGTAGAACGGATACCCTTCGGTCGTCGTCATGCGGTTCTTCACCCAACATATTGCATCGATCGGAGTGAGATTCGGTATGATCATCTTCATGTCTTGGATGTCGTTAGCAGTGCCCTTGACATCCTTTCCAACGAACTCCTTAGCAATCTTTGCGACAATGGTCGACGGTGTACCGGAGTAACTCTTGTTGACATTCTTGAGGTTAGACTCATACCAGTGCGCCTCGATAAGGTGCACGATGAACACTTCGGTATCTTCGTTCTGATCGGCACGTGAGGACATCAAGATCTTGTCAATGCGGAACGTCTTGTCAACGTAAGGCATCATGATCTTAGGATCGTCAGTAAAGTAGTCGATCTTTACCGTCACGACATCACTGCTACGAATATCGAAGTCAGTCATGATTGCACGAGTGTCTGTGAACATCATCGTCGCAGTGAGATACGGTTTGTCTAGGTGCTCGAAGATATCGATATCGGTCACTAAGTACTTGATATCAATAGTTGTATCGTACGAACTTGAATGTAAAACAACCGACTCAAGTTTGTACGGAGTGTTCTGCTCGACAGTCATAATTAACCTATTGCGTCACGGAATGCCTTCACTACGTCACCGACGGCCGATTCCTTGAGTGCTCGAATTCTTCTTAGTTCGTTGTTGGTTGTTCTATAGTAGTCGTAGTGACTGACCTGTGCTGGTGTGACGACCTCATTATCAATCGTCGTGTGCTTCCCTGTGTAAGGATCGATGTCTACCTGTTCACCGTTGTACGTGTGATACTTAGTCGATAGATATTGAGGTTCGATCGAGTAGGCAGTCAGTGTCTGAATCTCTTCGGACTCACCAACCACCGATGTGAGGTCTTCACCGGACGATGCGAACGTGCCTTCGTATACCTCGATCACGAGTTGACCTAGGTTCACATCACGTGATAGGACTCTACCTGACGCACCTGACGTTTGCCCTGTGACCAACTGACCGACGAACATCTTGTCTAGCATGTTTTGGTTAGTGTTTACTACGGTATGTGGTAGATCCTTCTTCACCTGATCGAGCACTTGAATGTCCGTGCGAGGCCATCCACACTCTCGTAGATCCGGATTCATGAGGTAGAACGTCCAGTGCAACTGTGGGTTATTGTACAGTTTGTATGCGACGTGGTCTGCACGTTCACCGTGTTGGATGTAATAGTCGACATAGAAGGAGTCGTTCACTCGCAAGGTGTCTAGAACCTCTGCGTATACCGTTAGGTCTTCGGTAAAACTCAGTTCGTCGGCATCTCCGAATCGATATGACGTGTACGGAAACATTTTGAAAAACATTAGTAACCCTCCTCAATGTCTGTTCTGTTGAGTGCGATATCTTCCTTAAAGGTAAGTGCTAGATCATACTCTACTGGACGACCGTCTTTATGGTATGCCATGCTGGACGGGTTATAGTTAGTTGCAATACTCTCTAGGTAGCACTTCTTGATCTTGGTACCGATTTGTACTTCGTTACCCTCAGAGTCTGTCGACGTGAGTTCGATGTTGAACATCCACGGATATTTGTAACCGACGATCGTACCACCTCGGGCATTGATCGGTTCTGGGAATGCATAGTGACGGAAACGATAGATGATTGCTTCGACCATCTCTGCTTCTGCCTCACTCACGGGAATGAACTTGAACTGGAATTGGAACTGACGTAGGTTTACACCCTTGAACATTGCACGGGTGTTCGGGTTGATCGTTACCTGTGCGGCAAGGCTCATTGCTCCACGTAGTTCATCCGGTATTGCTTTACCTACCAGACTCTGTGCTCCACGTAGTGCGGCAACCTTAGCAAGATCATTTCCGTCGGTAGTGCCAGAGAACAAATCACCGATTGACTTGAATCCATTAACCAATGCCTGACCTATAACACCCGTCATCGTGCTACCACTATTGAATGCATTCAATGCAGCCGCACCTGACATACCTAAGTCAACGTTAGTGTACTGCATAGCATCGTTTACTGCAAACCCGACAGGTAGGTAGAGAGCAATCTGTTCTGCTACTTGGGGTTGAGTTTCCGGTGCCATTTCCGGTGCGTTCTCATCACCTGCTTCTCCGGACTTAGGTTTGTCCCCTTCACTCATTTCCTTGAGAGTCTTGTCTGCAGCTGCCTTCTCTGCTTCACATGCATCTAGTTCGTTCTGTGTCTGTTTGATCTCAGTCTGACACTCATTATATTCTTTTTCTGCTTGAAGTGCCTTAGCATTATCCATCCTACCTTGACCTTCAGATTTGACTTCATTGATTGTATCTTCTGCGTCTTGGGCACGTGCTTTAAGTTCTGTCAGTTTTGCCTGCAAGTTCTTCTTTCTCTCTTCGAACTCATCGGTAATCTTCTTTGACTTTTCATGTTTCTTTGCAATCCCATCAACGCTTTCTTTACCTGCCTCTACTGTCGATAGAGTCTTGACAGGTTCGAATAGAATTTTAGTAGGGCATCGTTTACCGGCAGTTGTGCCGTCGGCAGGATACTGCAGTTTACCAGACTTCTGCTTGTTCTTCTTCTTTGCCTTGGTTTCGGTAGGACCGTCTTCACTACCACCTGCTGCGCGTCGTAGTTGTTCGGGGGTTAGTTTGTCCCCAACCTCCACATCAAAGATGTCGTCGTTATCTGCCATGAGAGAATCTCGTGTCTATAAATATGATTTAACTATTTATACACGAAATCCAAATGAAGACTTACAAGGGACGATACAAACCAAGCAACCCGTCGAAGTACGTAGGTGACATCGACAACGTGGTGTATCGTTCGGGGTGGGAACGTCACGTAATGAAGTGGTGTGACACCAACCCCGATGTCGAACAATGGATGTCCGAAGAACTAATTATACCATACATATGTGAGACTGACAAGAAACCTCACCGATACTTTATGGACTTTGTGATCAAGTATCGATCCGGTCGAGTGACACTGGTTGAAGTCAAACCAGAGAAAGAGACCAAACGTCCAGAGAGGACGCAAGGCAAGTCACGACAGAGACTGCTCAGTGAGGGTCTCACCTACGTTAAGAATCAGTCCAAGTGGAAGGCTGCATCCGAATACGCAAAGGATCGGGGATACCACTTCGAGATCTGGACAGAGAAAGAACTCACCGCAATGGGCATCATGCCCAAGTCGACGCAACGCATGCGTACTAAGAAACCCCTGAAAAAATTACCCCCGTTCAGAAAAAAGAAAAAATGAGTATAAATAGAACCATTAGGTCTTAACAGAACGGATACACATGTCTAACATCTTTCAACGACTAGAGTTACAGGCGTTCCGTGCTGGGGTCACTCCACGTACCAAGGAGTCCCGTGCATGGTTTCAAAAGAAAATTAAGAACCTTCGTAGCATCAATCGTGAAGAACTAATGAAAGAAGATCCCCTGAAGCAGACTTCAGAGGAGATTGTGGGTAGTATGTACATGTTCTTCTATGACCCAAAGTTCAAGAACGATCGAGTCAAACTACCGTACTTCGATTCGTTCCCTTTGGTTGTAGTTGTCGGTCCAGCAAAGGGTGGGTTCTTGGGGTTAAACCTCCACTATCTACCTCCAGTGCTACGAGCAAAGATGCTCGACGCATTGATGGATATCACCAACAACGAGAAGTTCGATAAAACGACTCGGTTCAAGATGTCGTATGAGTTGCTGGTTAAGACAAGCAAATTAAAATACTTCAAGCCGTGCCTCAAGCACTACTTGAACGAACATGTCCAGAGTAGATTCGCAATGGTACCTCCACCAGAGTGGGAGATTGCTACGTTCTTGCCAACACAGCAGTTCCGTTATGCAAGCAATGCGAAGGTCTACTACGACTCGAAACAGATGATAGGTGACTAATCGTGGCAGGGATAGAAGAATTAAAGAGCAAGGTGATCTCGAAGAATGGTATGGCATTCTCGAACCAGTTCGGGATCGAGTTGCCTAGCATAGGTTCAGAAGACAAAGACACCCTGAACATCCTATGTAAGACTGCTGAACTTCCTGGTAAACAGATCACTACACTTGACCGTAATATAGGATTGCAGTTTGAAAAAGTAGTAAATGGATTTGCGGTTGCTGACGTTACGGTATCATTCATCATGCTGAATGACTACGGTGTCAAGAAATACTTTGACAAGTGGCAGAGTCTTATGGTAGACGAAGAGGGTGGTCGTGTAGCATATAAGACAGACTACGCAAAGAAGATCACCATCCACCAGTTGTCAAAACCGCAAGTACGACTAGGATTCGACCTAGGTCCACTTGATTTCAATTTCGATCTTTTCGGCAACTCTATATACAGTGTAGAGTTAGAGGACGCATTCCCGACATCGATCAATGCAATCTCTCTAGCAAACGACGCAGACCAGTTGGTTGAGTTCTCAGTGCAGTTCTCATTCACTCGATGGTCTGTCAAGCAAGACAAACGTGATAGTCTATCAGACATCATTGACGCTAAATTTAACGTGAACTTGGGCAAGTACATTTAAATTATAGGATAAATTATGGCATTACCAAAACTAAACGATAATCCTAGTTATAGGGTTACGGTACCGTCGACGGGGCAAGAAACTTCGTTCCGTCCGTTCTTGGTCAAAGAGCAAAAGGCATTGTTGATTGCATATGAGACACAAGACAAGAAGGATATGATTCGTGCTGTTTTAAGAACGATCGAAGCATGTGTTGAAGAACCGTTAAAGGGAAATCTTACTACATTCGATGTAGACTATCTGTTCACGAAGATCCGTGCTAAGTCTGTCGGTGAAACTGCGGACATTCAAGTAAAGTGTTCGAAGTGTGAAGCAGTAAATGAAGTATCGGTTGAATTGGACGAAGTTGTGATGTCCGGTGAGGTTTCCGAAAATGTTATCGCACTCAATGATGACGTATCTATTGAAATGAGATACCCGACCTACGAGCAATTTATGGACAGTCAAACCTTGCTCGAAGACGGTTCTCCAACAGAGACCTTAATGGATCTTTTGGTGGTTTGCATGGATAGTGTGTTGACAGAAGAAGAACGTATCGATATGTCCGGAGAAACTCGGGAGTCGATCAATGAGTTCTTAGAGTCGATGACTGCAGATCAGTTCGAACGAGTCACGACATTCGTAAGTAATATGCCTACAGTTTCGCAGGACATAGTCTTCAAGTGTACCTCATGTAAGACTAAGAACACACGAACCCTCAAGGGGATGGATGATTTTTTTTAATAAACCTCTCTCACGATAACTTGATGAACTACTATCAAGTCAATTTCCAACTACTAACAAATTTCAGTTACTCGTTGGATGAAGTCGAAAGAATGATACCGTGGGAGAGAGAAATTTATTTGACGATGCTAATCGAAGACATCAAAGAGAAGAACGAAAGAGCAAAGCAACAACAAGGATAAAAAAATGGCAGCCACTCTTGATTCTGTTGTACAAGAACTTCAAACGCAGAGAACCGAAAATAAGACCAATTCGGAATCTGTTACTGAAGTTATGGGAGACGTACGCAATCGTGTAGGGATGTCTAACAGCACTCTGCTTGACATGGTTGGTAATGTTCGTCGTCTCGATAGAAATATCATCGCAATAAAGAATGCTCCAAACGGAATGTCAGATGATTTAGTAAATGCTCTTGTCCCTTTGCGTATAGGTATCATGACACTAGTTGCTGATACTAAAAGCATGTTAAGGGCAGTCACCTCTCCACCTCCAGTAAACCCAGACGATTTAGAAACAGCAAGAGACGACGCATCATATAAATCCAACGTGCTCAAGTTGTTGACTGAAATTCGTGACCGTAGTAGTAGTGGAAACTCCAACGACGACGACGACGAACCAAGTAATTCTCCTAGGAGATCTGGTGGTGCATTGGGTGTTCTTATTGGTCCTGCCGCAACACTTGCGGTTATATTAGGATCATTAGCAGGTGCAGCTGCTGGCATAACAAAACCTCTTCGAATGATGGCGGGTGCAGTTGGTAGACTCTTAAAATCAATGAGTCCTCAATTCATTAAAGACTTTGCAAAACGAATAAAAACTTTTGCTGTCGATATGGGAAAGAGAGCAAGGGATGTCTTCGTTGCATTCGTTACCACTGTTAAATCTACTGCTAGTATGATAGGCAACACTATAAAAGCAGTGGTTGTAGAAAGTAAACTTGGGCAGACAGTAAGTCGTGTTAAGGATGGATTTAAATCACTTGCGGCACCATTCAAAACCCTAGGAGATACTTTGGGTAGAGGAAAGGGGATGCTAAGTGGTATCGTACAACCGTTTCAAAAATTTGGTGGGTTCTTCAAATCCTTTGTGGGTACAATCGGTGCGGTCTTTAAAATTGTAGGAAAATTATTTGCTCCACTATCTGCTATCATCATCATAGGTAAAAATATTGTTAGTGATTTGATGAGTGGTGACTTTGGATTCGGTACCATAAAAAATATCATCGATGATCTCATAAAATTCTTCGTCACCGATTTGCTTGATTTGATTAAAGGAGCATTTGCTTGGATCGCAGAAAAACTTGGGTTTGACGGCATAGCAGAATCTTTAAACTCTTTCAGTTTCTCGGGACTGTATCAAAAATTATCAGACACTATCTCAGACACCATCGGTGGTTTCTTTGATGCCTTTAAAGATGAAGGTGGGAAACTAAATTTTGGTAAGATGATAGGATTTGTTCTACAAAAATTTATCTCTGTAGCAACGTCTATTCCACGAGCAATATTGAGAGGACTTGCAACAGCCGCAGAAGAGTACCTCCCAGACTTTTTAAGTTCCAAAGTTGCGGATGGTCTAAGGGGAATGGAAGGTAAACTTGATAAAGCATTCGGTATCGATGCGGACGTAAGTGGAGCAATTGCCGCACGTAAGTCTGCTCGTGCGGCAGAACTGAATGAGGCAACTCAAGAGTCAGATGAGTTGAAAAGAACTGCTGGCAACGTCACCATCATGGACAACTCTCAGAAGAATACTGTCTCCGGTGGTGGGGGTGGTGGATCACCGTCACTGGGTACGTCGTCTGCAACAGACGCACACGATCCAGCAACAAGTCACATATAAGAAAAAGGGGACTCGATGTCCCCTTATTTTTTTACTTCAAGTGTGTTTCAATTTCACCTAAGATTCTTGACTTACTCCAAGACTTGCGGACAACAATGCCGTTAGTCTCAGCAGTCTCGATCAACTGTGCCTTAGACAAGTTGACCAAGTCTGGTTGACTTGGGGTGGTAGGTCGACCACCACCCGTAGTCTTTTCTGGTTTGCTTGATACCGATCGGTAGATCAGACCAAACGCAACCAGACCCGCAAGAATCAGAATAATCATATTAGTATCCATTGATTAGTCCTCCGCAGCCATCTGAGCAAAATAGGAAAGAGTGTCGTCTTCTTCTGCGGCAACCGCAGGAGTTGGTGCCGCAGCAGGTGCGGAAACGACAGTCGGTTCATCTGCAGTTGCGAAAGGTGCCGCCTCTGCAGTCTGAGCAAGTGCTTCGTTCTTCAACGTTGCACCAGCACCAGTAGCAAGACCCAGTACAGTCTCCAGTTTTGCCTTCAGATCATCGTAAGACTTAAACCAGTTAGGATCGTGTGCATTCGGATAATTAGGTACCACAAACTCGTTCAGATCATATAGAGAGTTGTAGATTGCTTCAAGTTGTGTCTCATCGGCACCAGCAAGAGGAGCAGTTGTCTTGAAGTCAGACTTATCGTAGTTACGGTATCCAGCAACGTTGCGGATCTTCAACTCGAAGTCTGCTCCACCCCAAAAATCAAATGGGTTGACAGGTTCTTCTCCAGGGAATTCTGGTTGCATCTGATCCATGATCTTGTCGAAGATCTTCTTGCCGAACTCATAGATGAATACCTTGCCGTTGTTGGCAGGGTTGGCAGGATCGTTGATGACTTGAATGTTAGTGACGTAGTGCAGACGACGCTTCTGTCGACGTGCAGTCTCTTTGTCCTCTTCAATGCCAGAGTTCCACAGACGTGAGTTTAACTCACCGACTGGGTCGTTCTGACCTAGAGTTGTAAGAGATCGTTCGATATACCACTGACCAGTTGGACCCTTGAATGCGTGGTCCCAGTAACGTACCCACGGAAGATCTTGACCTTCGGTCGCAGGTAGGAAACGAATGACTGCGTAACCGTTACCCTGTTCATCAACAGTCGGTTTCCACTTTCGGTCGTCTTGGTATTTGTTGGTGTTTGAGACCTGACCAGATGCTTCAGTTGCCGCACTGACCAGTTTAGAGATGTCCATAGATCTGGACTTGAGATTTGCAAAAGACATAATATGTTCCTTGTATAAACTAAAATATAAACTTAAGTATGAATTACCTCTAGGGCATATGTATTTATACGTCCAGAGTGTTCTGCTTCGGCAAAAAGTTTAATTGCCGTGCCTCCGATTCGAGATGCTCAACGATAGTAGGTGTTAGATACTTTTTGATATCCTCCAACTCCAATCCGTTCTTTTCGCATAGGTGCACAATGCTGTCCATGTAGGACATCTTGTTTTGGTACACGAAGGTTTCGATCATCTGAGAGAAAGACTTTTTCGTTAGAAATTTTTCTTCTGTGTTCTCATCCATTGATTACCTCAATGTTGGAGACGCTATCCACACGGAAAGACCTCCAATCTTGTGAGTCAATCGAATATGCTCGAACGACAGATCGGTTAGCAGAGTTTGCTTCCACACGTGACACCTTATCTCCGGAGAGTTCAGGCATGTATTCAGTGAGCAGAGTGCATGCCATGATGCGTTCCTCACCGTTTACCTTTGTGAAAGTAACTTCAAGAACATTCTTGCGTAGTTGGTCTACGATTTTTTCATAATCAAAAAATGTCATGGTAGACCCCCTTAGAAACGTTCGAATTCTTCGTCCTCTTCTGCGGACTCTTCTGAGTCTGCTTCTTGATGGACAAATTCAAGGAACTCTTCACTCTGGTCCAAGACAGCAATTGTGTGCTCGAATGCTTCCAGAGTACGAATAACTGCTTGTCGAGTTTCGTCATCTTCGGGTTTTTCACCGTGCTCCTTGATAAACAAATCAAGTGTATCAAGGTAGGCACAACGCATGTACTCACGGGTAATGAGTTCCACGTCGTTACGTGGGTACTGACCTAGGTCGATCAGATTTTCAGGTTGTGGGATTGCCATTAATTCCATTCCTCTGAGTTTGTAGTAACTAAGTCTGAAAATTGACCTTCAATAAAACGATCAGTATCAGACCAACTAATGTTGGACTTGTAATCTTGACGATCCAAGACCTCAACTTCTTTTGCCAGTGCTTCATTAGCACGTGCGATTTTGCCACGTTTCTGAATCTTAAGGGCAGCCTTACGAATCATTGCGTAACGTTCCTCTTTCGAGATTGCCATAATTATACCTCACTATGTATATGCCTGTCAAGCGGTTAAAACCCGTTGTTTGGATATAACTTATCCTCGGGGTAACCACGTTTCTTTACTTCTTTCTTACGATCGATGTGGGTAGATGGCCGATTGAACTTCGGAGCATTCTTTGCTACCGGATTCGATCGTCTGGTAGACTTCTTCTTCATAACGATATGCTTCTTCTTCCCAAGGTTGATCAGCATACCCGACGTTAACGTACTCGACTCCGTCGAAGATATGCTTGTAAACAATACTGTGCCTCTGGTCACACCAAGTCAAACCGATGTGGAGCAGTCGACCCGTGAGGATCTGAACTGCGTGAATCAGTTCGTGTGCGATATGCACTTTCAATTGAGTATCGTCGACATCGTTGGTTCGCAATCGGACATCGACACGATCCTCTGTACCGTCTGCCTCACCCGAAAAGATTCCGATATCATCGGCAAAGGACACCTTGATGTATCCTCCTAAACGACCAATCCCAAGTGACTCCGCACAACGAAACACGTAGTCAGAGATCTCGAAACTGGGAGAGTCCTCGACGATGACGTTCTCTGCAATATTCACTTCGGCATTACCATCTTGTTATCACGGAACTCAACACCCTCTGGTCCGGTCAACTTACCAAGCAACCACCAATCCTCTGCCTTCATAGCAGGAACGAACTGGTCACGGTCATCCTTGAACTTCGGACCCATCTCGTTGTAGTTGTTAAGGTACTCAACTGCTTCCATAAAAGATTCGAACTCTTGGACACAAAGACGATTATTCAATTTTGGTTTTGCTGTAAACATTACTGATCTCCTTTCATTTCGTGACGGTACTCTCTCTTCAACCACCACTTGTACATTCTAAAATATTCTGCTGAATCGTAGAGGGGACTGCGACCCGTGAACTGTGTCACTTCGTCGCAGTGCTCGTACCACTTCTGACTACACCAATGACGGAAACTCATTATGCGTACCAACTACGGTAGAAGTCTTTGCCTTCTTCGGCAGGACTAGCATATCGAACGTCGTCGATGTTGATGCCACGACCAGTGATTCGTTTCTTGAACTCAGCACCGATGAACTCATCCTTGACAGGAACGACACGGTCACTCATGAAACCTTCACTACCCTCAACAGAGGCAACCGCAATCTCACGCAGAGTAACAGTCGCACCCTTCTTGGCAACAACCTGGTAAGCATCAATGTTAGTCTGCTCCCAACCCCAAGACGCAACGTAGAGATCACCTTCCTTGACACTCTCAAGGGCAGCTGCCTTAGCAACAGCACGGGCAATCTTACGATCTTGCTTCTGAACTTCAGCACGATCAAGATCAACAAGGAACTGCTCAACGTGCTCGATCATGCGAGCAACACTACCGTAACGGTAAGCAAACTCAGTCTTGTAACCCAGACGGGCACGTTTGCTAGGACGTTGACAAACCGCAGTGATCTTATCTTCGTCGATGTTCAACTCAAGACCACGTGCTTCGTACTTCTCAATCAATGTTTTCATAATCAATCCTCAACTCAATTTACACAGTAATTATAGCAAATCTGGAACAAATGTCAACACTTTTTTAAAACTTTTTTATGGTAATTTCTCACAATAGATCGGATCTATTTTTCGTTCAACAATCTCCATCGCACATGGGTCACTGGCAAAAACCTTCCAAGTCCCATCGTACTGACTTGCAATCGTGATCTCGAACTCCTCTCCGTAAACGTCATACGCCTCAAACTTGAACTCGTAGAAGATGTTAGGTTCTCCTAATCGTTCTACTAACCGTTCATAAGACGCATCAATATATCCCTGTAAACAACTCATGACAACCTCACTGGGGAAAGGAGAAACAGTGAACCCCGAAGGTTCCTAGTCGAGAGACTCCTGATCTCCTCAAAACTGAGGGGAGAAACAGTGAACCGTAGTTCCTATTCCGACTCCAGATGTCCCTGGGGGACAAGCAGTGGACCGAAGTCCCTAGTCGTGAGTCCAGATCTCCCCAACTCACAATACACATTGTACCTGTTTTGGAAACAAAGTCAACACTTTTTTGACTATTTCTTAGACTATTTTGTTATATCAAAATTACTTTTTATAGGAGCACGTTCGACTGCCTTCAACCATGCCACGGGTTCTTTGATCACTGGTCGAGTGTACTTCAGTTTATGCTTTCGGAACGATTCCTTTAGACCCTTTGCTTCCGCCTGACCTAGGAACCGTGACACCAGTTTGAGCAGTGCCCAACGGAACCGATAGTCGTGACGATTGAATCCTGCAGCATGTGCCAGTTCATGTAGGATCACGTACTTGTTGGTTCCCGACTGACTGTCGAGTTTGATCATATTACCATAGCAGAGACCTGCCCATGACCTCGACTTGAATTCATAGAGATTGACTTTCTTGTATGCCTTGCGAACACGTCGCATGTCCATATCGTCGTTAGCAAACTGCTCCCACAGTTTAGACTTGAGCACTCGTTTCACAAACTTCTCGCAGTCTTTGAACTCCATCCTCTCTCGCACGTGGGGAAAGTTCTGCTCGAAGTCCCACTCTGCATTGTAGGTCTTTTGACGTTGAGAGTCACGGGTTGGTAGTCGAGACTTGCGGCGGACATAGTCGTCGTAGTCCCATGCTTGGGTCTTGGTCAGACCCGCAGAAATTGCTTTGCGATATGCTACTGTCATGCCTTCTTCTTTCTCACCGTCTTCTTAACCGGAGTCTTCTTGACAACTGCCTTCTTCTTGGCAACTGCTTTCTTCTTGGTAGGTGCCTTTCTTTTGGTGGGTGCCTTCTTCTTGGGGGGTTCCCAAGTCTTTGCGAGGAACTCCTCAACGGACAACCCACACTCACGAAGTGCTTTGTGAAATCTCTTTACGTCCGACATCTCCCATGAGTTGTTAATGAACGATCCAAAGTGGTCTGCTACTTTATCACCCAACTGAATGTTTTCTTCAGTCTCTTTATCGAAGATGTAGCGCACCTTCTTGGTGAAGTTTAACTTGACGATTTTAGACATAGGACTCCTTACGCAATACCGTGAATGATACCGATTCGTTTCTGTTTATTGACGACAACCGTCACAGTCGAACCGACAGGACGTTCGGGTTCACCTTCGTAATCAAGGTAGGTGAGTTCCTCGAACACTCGTTTACCGTACTTAGTGAACTCGACCAAGTAGGTACGCCAGACATGTCGACGCAAGTACTTTTCAAAGTCTTTCAGGGGCATTATGCACACTCCTCTATAATTGGTTTGGCAATCAAGTAAACACCGACTGCACTAGGGACATCACCGAAGTAGTACTCACTGGTGAGCAGTCTCCACTTGGCAAGGTACTTGACCTCAGAATCATCTGCACTGTCGATTGGTGGGAACCAAACTGCAACCTGTTCACCACGGTCACCAATGACCTCACCAAGACGTGTTGGATGCATCGCACCCGAATTGATCTGAACTACACGACCTTTCAAATTCTCCATAACAACTCTCCTCTCATTCAATACAAACATTATCGCACATGTTTCAAAAAAAGGCAAGAACTATTTTTGTTAATTTGTCACAATCCGACATATTCGTGCGAGAAGCAATCCCTAGCTGCGTGTCTCAGCATGAGATCCTCACTGAATCCTCCGAACCCGATCCCCTGCTCGATTCTCTTAATGTAGTCATTGCGACCACCGATCTTGTTCTTTGATGTTGCTCTCCACTTAGGGGATGCCTCTCGATACGCACCTAACTTAGGATGGGCAACCTTACTGAAGTATCTCTTGCCCTGAGACAGAAGGATCTCACCAATCGACTCTGACAGTCTCACTCCAACACCCAAACCTTGGAAGTCTGGAAGAACCACTGTCCGGTGCTCTCTCCAAGCACGTTTGAGTGACCCACTGGGCATCGAGATTACACTAGAAAATCCGATAGGTCTGCCGTTCCAGATTGCGATCCAGCAGTGTGCACCTGAATTAATGTCTCCCGTGAGATAGTGATGTTCACGGAACATTGACCACGCCTCGACCCCGCAAGGTAAGACTTCCACCTCGATGTCAGGTCGCCGAAGTAACCTCCGATCTTCACAGGTCTTCGTATCAGTGTCGAAGATCCAATCGGGTTCCAACCATTCGATGATGTCATAGTGACACGATGCGAATACAAGGTTCTTAAGTCCTTTCCGTTTTACGTATTTGTTGATCGCAACCGAACAGGATCGAGCAACGTTACGATCGACCACTGAGGTGTACTCATCGATCACTGCACCATCACCCAACTGACGTGCGAGGTCTGCTCGAAACTTCTCACCATTGGATAGCACGTGATAGGGTTTCAACCAAGACGGAATCGAGTTGAACCCAACTGCAGAGAGACGGTCTTCTGCATCTTCTGCATCCTCGAAGTGAGAGCAGACTGCCTTGTCCGGATTCCATTCCCCTGGGGACTCAGTTCCGAACTCACTCAACAGGATAGACTTACCCGTACCCGACGGTCCTACAATAAGACCAATGCCCCACTCATCTCCGATCGTTGATACACGATCTATGGTGGGGATCTCGATGGGTTCGAAGGTAGACACCCCCGTGAACTCGTAATCGAATGCTCGACTGATTTCGTCGGTGATGCTGTCTGTCTGTACTTGAGATGTTTTCATAATAAAAATAGGGGAGCAGTCCACATACCTGTCAGTCGGAATCTTCGCAAGACCGACTCCCCTCTTAACCTATCGTTGCTCTACAAGACCAATGCCGTCACAAAAGTAACAGTCTTCTTCATCGACATAACCGTAACCTGAACACTCTGGGCACGTCTCATCGAGATCCTCATCTGAGTAGTCGAGCATGTCTTCGGTGTTCTCCATCGTCATCAACTGGGGATTGAAGGTGACCATCTTGGTGGTCATCTCGACGATGCGATCGATCGAGTAGTGAAACAGATCGTTCTCGTACTTACCCTGATAAAGTCGACCAGTAGTGAAGGGTAGGACGTACTCGAACAGCTGTGCGTCGATGGCACCTTTGTCACGTAGGAACTTCAGGGCACCGGATGTGTTGTTGCCCATCCCGTTATTGTAGAAGTCATACCGCAGTCGACCTGCAGCACGGATCATTTCACCTGCAACTGTATCGCACTTACCTTCTCTAGGAACTAACTCTTCCCAGATTCTTTCAAACGTAGCACTCATCGGGTTCTCCCTTTCAGTAGAGCATGAATTGCTTTTGCTTCCTTGCCTTTGATCCGACGATCCTTGTCGATCTGTTTCTGAACTGCTTGCTTGTTATACTTCATTCTACCACAACCTCCACACGGTTGTCAAATTCACCAGCACCAGCAACCTCGAAGGGGACGTACATGATTCGACCCACACGTTGGATGTCGTGATCGATAGAACCAGTCACAGAGTCCTTGACGAAGACGGTGTACCCGTTACACATGTAGACCTTGCGAGGGGCAGTGTAGTGGGGTTTTGCGTAGATCTCACCCTTCTCAAGAACCTCACCAACCAAGTAAGAATCGGGACGATCGGGCATCGGTTCGAAGTCGTATGCACGGATGATGTCTCCGACGTTAGCAGTGTTTTCAAATTTCAACATAATAAATCCTTAGTAGACGTAGGGTTCGACGGGGTGACCAGCTGCAAGATTCATTGCGGCATAGACAAACATCCAGAGAATTGCTTGACCGAAGATCACTTCGGCAATTCGTTGGGGGGTTGCGGGTTTCAGTTTAATCATTGAGAGCAATCTCCATCCTGGGACCAACAAACTCGTTCAGTCGACGTTCAACCTCTTGAAACATCAAAGTGTACTTGCGTCCTTCAAGTTGACGGATGCGCATCGGGCACACTTCGTACTTGAGTTTCTCATCGTACATCGCAATCTTTTCTTCGTAAGTCATAATCATCTCCTCATCAACAGTACCTATTATACTGATTTTGAGAACAGAGTCAACCCTTTTTGAAAACTTTTTTATGGTAATATTACCAAAACATCTCGGTCAACCAGCCTTCGGTGGCGTATGCCTCGATCTCCCAAGGTTGACTACGGTAAGGGATCATCACGTCTTCAGGGATGTGATTCTTCTTCCATCGAGTCATGTCACCGTTCAACTCTTTGCGAATGAACTGCTTTGCATGAACCAACTCATGGGCAAGGGTCTGTGCGATCTCACCTGCACTCTGGTTGGTGTTGATCTGGATACCGATCAAGTCGGTGTCCTCAAGGTGACACAATCCCATCTCTTCGATGGTCTTAGTGAAATGAACCACAACGTCGATCTCTCGTTTGAACGGACGGGGCAATAACTCATTCACCACATTACAGGCAAACTCTTCGTACCGTTTGCGGTTCTTGACTCGACCTTGGAAGTAGATATTGATCACGGGTCACCTCTCTCAAATACAGTAGTATTGTCTCACAGACAGGGGGTGGGGTCAAATGAAATTTTGGAATACAATATATTCCTATTTTTCATCCTTTAGGTTCTGAGGGTACGAGTTCTGAGGTTTGTACAACTCGTAGAGTCGTGCGTACATGTCCCGATCAATGGTCATATTGCGCAACTCATACTTCAGGTTATCGACGTATAACCAGAGGGACATGCCTCCAAGTCCAAGTAAGATCAACCCATAAAATAGTAGTGTTTGATTTTCCATCTCATCTCCTCATAGACGCAAGGTCTTTCATCTGTTGTTCGTCGATCACCGGAATGGCATTCGACTTGTGCATTGTACCGATACCCTTGACTAGGGTACCAGTGTATCTCTTTGGTTCGACTTTGGTGCCGACACCATTGCCAACGGAGAAGTCGTCTCTACTTGGGTACTGTGCGAGTTCCTGTCGTCTCTGCTCTGCATAAGAAAGGATGCGCGACGGTTTCGTTGACTCGATTGGACGGAACGGTGGCGGTTGGTACTTCTCATAAACTTCTCCTTTGGGTTTCACTTTCTTAATCTTACGACCACTCGGGGTATGTCTCATTGAACCGTGGATCATAACTCTTTCTCCATTCGACGCAATATCTGTTGCATTGCACCCAACTCTGCTGTAAGGAAGTGCAATTTGGTGTTGGGTGTCATGTTATCAACAGGCAGATTCCGGATCTGATCCATCTTCTCGTTGATCTCTTCCTTAACGATCTTAAGCACTTGCTCTTTCACTCTTTACCTCAAACCACTCTGGCACTGGACGGTTAGTCCAAAGCATAGTAAACCGATCTTGCTTGGTCTGGTAGAATGCACGGTATGACTTGACAGGGTCAGACATTATGCACTCAGGGTTAGAACCCATTGCAAGTTTGAACGGGGTGCGTTCTACCTGGGGGATTGCCGCAGGTGGAGTTTGTAATATATCACGCAGTAGAGTGTCTGTCAAGTGCTTCTTACCATATCGATAAGTATACTCATCACAGAGAGCAACAAAGTGCCGGTAGTGCCAGATGTAATTGCAGACGGATTCCATTGTCCAGACGGTACACGGGTGGCCGTGGTGGACTGCTTTGTAGAGTTTGTCCTCTAGGGTGGGATGATCATAATATTTGATCATGGTCTTGCCAGACTTGGATGGTTTGCGGTATACTTGACCGTCTAGCATTCGATGTGCCGTAGACAGCATTTGTGCCGACTCGACCACCATCTTTGGTATGTGTTTATCGCATTGCTCTTGCGCAGCTATGACAGGATCTTCGTTCAGTATAAAAATATTCATATAGTATATCCCCCATTAGGTTAGAATATTGTAACAGAAGATTTTTAGTCTGTCAAGCCCCCAACTTGTATAAATAACCGTATGACTACAGATTTATTTGATTTTGGTTTCACTGCCGTTGACGAATCGGAACTAGAGGCTGCACAGCAACTGGAGACGGTTACGTCGACTGTGGACGAAACTCAAGATCGACTCGATCGACTGTTCAATGCGATTCAACCACTGTTGACCAATCTCAAGTTAAACCCTGAGAAAGAGTACATCCTGTGGCCGAATCGATTGGAGAAGATTGAGGAGTTTGAAGCATATATTCAAAACATCTATAAGGGATCCTAACCAATGTTTTACAATCCAAAACTAGAATCTATTCAGTCGAATAGTTCCACGCAAAAGTACGTATCCGAAATGAGCAAGGAAATGCTTGCTGGCAGACTTGAGGGATGCGTCAAGAATGTAACTACCAATCAAGGCAAGTACCTACGCACATGGAACGGTGAAGTTGATGTCGTCGAAGAGGCAATATCACGTGCACCAATGTTCGCAAACGTATTAAAGTCTCGTGGATACAAGAACATCCTTTTTGTCGGTCACTTTAATGACCACCAGACATCGTGGATTCTGGACAAGTTTGCTGGTCGTATGATCGATCTTGTACCAGAAGAACGTGGAGATGCTCAGACATATCCAGATCTAAACGTAGTTGTACAATTCATTCCAGTAATAATGAAAGAATTCGGATACGAAGATTCGTTTACTGTAGCACGTCCGTCAGAGAGCAAGCACCAAGGTGTTATGCACGAAGTATACTCTGAATGCGGAGTTCCTGTATCTCCTTGTGGTCCTCAGTACAAGCATGGACATCAATCTTTCGGTATGGAGCACTCCGGTGAACCATTCGATGCGGTTGTCTTCCTAGGAGTTCCAATGAGTACTCCGGATGTCGGTTTCGAAGAAGATCTAGTACGCAGTGTGTTCGCACCAATGTGTACAGAAGACTTTGAGATGGTTGACCTATACTATGGTGCACCATCTTCAGTTAAGTGGCAGAACGGTGAAGAGAAATCTTCCCTACCAGAAGTACAGTCTGCCTTTACTACTCGTGTTTCATGGGATCATGGATTTGCCCGTCAAGGCGGTTCCCCAGAAGAGTTTGACATTATGGCACGTATGTTTACCGTTTACTAACGGTAGGAACTTACCCGACAGTGAAAAAAAGAGGGGGACGCAAGTCCCCTTTCTTTTATATGCAATATAAGATACCACCTAGAACACCACACCATATCAAGACATTTGGATAGTCTATCCAGCAGTCCTTAAAATCAACGGCAGTGTACCGGATGAAATCTACAGTGTATCTAAGATACTTCGTCACCTTCTGGTTCATTGATTGTCCCCACTTCTATCTTTACATTCTTAGGTAAGATTAGTTTTATATCTGAGTGAACGTGATGTATCACGAACTGCGTGTTACTGAACTCTTGAAAAAACTTAGACCAGATCGGTCTCCAGTTAGATGCCATGCGGTGCACGTTCAAGGCACTGCGATCTGCCTGTAAAAAGTTGTCAGTATAACTGGCAAGGTTCATATCGAACATAGCATCGAATCCGTATATGTGAACTTCGGTTGCTCTCATGATACGACAAGCATAGTCAACTGCCATGTGACCGCATGAGTAGTTCGATGCGGCATCTGCCAACTTTTGCCCTGGTAGTCTTGCGTATGGTGGTACGTGGGTATGAAACCCTTTGATGTTTTGAGAATATTTTAGGTAGAACGTCGGGTTCTTTTCCATCCATCGACGTGGACGTGTGCCTAGAATCCAATCATAGTGATCTAGTTGAATCTCACCTCGTTCAAGTGCACCCATGATCTTGAAGTCTACCATACAAGACGCAAAGACCTCGTAAGGTGTCAGAGGGAGAGGGGGCATGTTGCAAACAAGGAGTTCTCCCTTCACACCACGTTCGAAGAGAGGCCAACTGTCACCGTTGCCCAGTATGTGAACTGTTCTCTGTTTCATCGTTCACCCTCTTTATGAAACGATCCGTAGATGCAGTGTGCTAGTTCATGTCCCCAAGTAGACATTCGATTGGTGTCTCGAACACTCCTTGGTTCCACTACGTATATATCGCAACGTTTTACCTTAGTCAGATCTCCCTTTGGATGTACCCATCGAGCAAGACCATCGACCTCTTGCTTGCTAAAGTCTGCGTCCTCCAAATACTTGTTTAGAGCACGTTCTGTTGGAAACGTCTGAATTCGAATATCGATGTACTCTCCGGTAACATCGTGCGTCTTGGTGATGCTCTTCTCTGTGGTGTCGCAACTGGATAGTACCAGCAGCAGGACAACTAGAGATCCTAGTGCTTTAATATTCATACCTGACAGCATGTCCTTTCTCTGTTAGTAGGGTGTTGATCATGGTCTCTCCTAGATATATCTCACCTAGGATGCGACCATACTTGCCTTCCTTGAATGTTTTTAGTTTTATTTTGGTACCAACAGGTGCGACCTGATTCACGAACTCCTTTGCGGCAAGTCCTTTCTTTTTTTCCTCAAGGTCTCTCGTGCGAGATTCCCAAGCATCAATACCGAAAAGACGAATGCGCTGGTTGTGGTAAATAAGACCAAACCCAAGATCAATATCAACGTCGACGGTATCACCATCAACCCATCTACGAACTGTCGCATTGTATTCGTACATTTACTCCACATCTGGAACGATCGAGTAGGCAACCTCCAAGATATCTTGGTATTCAGCAACCTGTTTTAACTCGTGTTCCAGAGCCTCCATTACGTCTGAGTGTTCACCGATACCAGCAGGATTTTGTAAGTATACCTCTACGTTTGCTTTATGCATAGAGATCTTACCTTTCATATGTGCGATAGTCGCATCAATCATTCTATTTCTCAAAGTTTTCATTACCCTTCCCTTGCTTTCTCTATTGCACGAGAACCGAACCAGAACGATATGATTGCCGCAAAGATTGCTTTGGTGTCATCATCCCATAGGATGTTTAATGCTTGCGTCAGTGACATACCGTCGTTGACTGCTTCTCGTAATAATGTAATTTCTATTGTGGTGAACAGTATGAAAAAGGCATACGTGATCACCGGCCTTACCGACTTCTGCAATCCGGACATAAATCCTGTGCCCTGAGAAATTGCAGTGTCGTGTGCCAAGAGTGCCTTCTGCTCTTCGTGCAGACCCATCTCTTGAAACCTTTTTATCTCATGGTCGTACCCTTTCATCTGGAGTTCTGCCATCTTCTCCATCTTCTTGAGTTCGAACTCCATCGTTCTTTTGGACTTGTAGTGTTCTGTGATGGCTGGTACTACCGAACTACCGAATCCAAGGATCGACCCTATTAAACCACTTAACATATCACTTCCTCCAATATTGACCTACCCACTCTTGTGGTTCGTAGGTCTTTCTAGGGGTTACGACTGTTTCCGTCATAGACTGTTTAATGCTTGGTCGTCCGTGGAAACAGACAATAGATGCACTCCCAATGTTACTTGGGTACACTTCATACTTATATGATTTTATCTGTTGCGGAAATGCTCTCTGCAATAAAACTCTCTGTATGGTGGGTATTGTGCTCTCCAGATATTCACCGTCTCCTCGATAGGTTTTCATTGCTTGCTCTTTACCGATCTGCCACTCGTGCCACACCCAGACCATTGTCGAAGATTCCCAAGACATGATAGGAGACTGCAGTTTACCCTTGAGGTATTGTTGATGATCATTGGTTGCACCCAGATCTTCCACACCCGCAAACTTACCGTCATATGACAGCAACCAATCGATGTTGCCTGTGATCACAGTGTCCAAGTCAAAGTAGACAACCCGTCCATCCATTCGACCATCGAACAGTTGGAGTTTATTCCACCATCCTTCGAGACCACCTCGAAGTGGGACAGTAGATACTCCCGGAATGATTCGGTCGCTATAGCATACGAACTTGTGAGGCACCGTAGTGTTGCGTTCTACAGATGCTTTCAAAACATGTACGTACTCTTTGGAGAATTTGTCTCCCCATAGCACACAACAAACTGTGATCATATTATCTCGTAATTGCTGTCAAAACCGTGTTTTGCCAGACACCCTCTCTCGTTTTGGACTGTGGTGAAGTCGTCCTGTGCGTATGCACAGTACGGGTAGTGTTCTTGTAACCAACCGAATCGACTTAGATGTAGATAGACATCCGGTGTGTTTGCCTCTTTCCTCGCACGTTTTGTGAGGATCTTGGCACCCATTGGTGTAACTATATATGCGTGAGTCCCGGGAAAGTATGGTTTAGATACGAGTCCACCCCACCCAATCGTTGCTGGAGTATTGAACTTTCCGTAGGATGGTGCTCCTATGTTGCCACAGAAGTTAGGAAGCACGGTTGGTAGAGGCGCAGTGATCACTGCGTCGTGCTCGAACACTGCAATAGGTTCGTTTAGATGCATGCATGTATTCCACAAACTGTAGTGGGATAGGAAGCATGCGATTTGATTCTCTAGTCGTGAGTAGGTGTCATTGAAGTGCTCTGTGCTGATACCTGATCTCTCACATATTTTGAAAACGTCATTCTTAGGTGTGATTGCCGCAAACTTTTCGACAGATACTCCATGAAGTTTCCCTGACTTGATACATCGATCGGCTGCCTGTTGTGACTTTGCATGCCCACCGATAGCAATTACAACTGCTCTCATATAGTTTCCTTCAGACAAAAAAAAGACGGGACATGCCCGTCTTTCTATTTAGAGTATGCGCATTATAGTGATGTTACGAATTCGTCAATCTCTTCTGCTTGTGCTGGAGATAGGAACTCTTTCCAGATTCCTACTTTTTCGACAAGACCTGAATCAGACCATTCACGTAGTGAACGGACTTCTGACTTCTCTACAGCAACGTCGATACAACCTAGATCAATGCTCTCTTTTTTCTGACCAAAACTTTCCAACTCCGGATTGTCTTGTTGAGGTAGTACACTGAATACGAAATCCATTAGTACACGTTGAGGTTCAGCAACCAACTCTTCGTATGATATCTCTTTCTCGAATACGACATCTGAGACTGCCGATTCGAATTCTGCTACCATACTTAAACCTAGACTTGAATCACGGAAACCTTCCCATGACATTTCTGGTTCGAATGTTTGCCATACCTGAACTAGGGCATCTTTCCAATCACGACGGATTAGATAACGACGGTCAGTTGTGCACTGTAGAAGTGCCTCTTTGCTGATACCGTCTCTTGCTGGAGTATAATCTAATGAAGTAGTCACTACAGGTTTTAGGTTAACGTGATGTGCTTCTACAGCAACTTCCAAATTTGTACTACCTGGAGGAACTGCTTTTTCAGCACGAACCCACATGCCGTACATGTTCTGTAGAAAGTCTGCACCACAACCTGCACCACCTACTAGTACTTGATCCGACAGATCACGCATAGATATTGCTTCAGACATATTTCTTTCCTTGTTTGAACGTTCTAAGAATACTGTGATGTGTCCATACTCTGGCCAGTGGTCACCATCACAGTTTAATTATTTATAAAAAAACCGGACCCGAAGTCCGGTTCTTGTGGATTATTTTTGCTCTTCTTTCCAAATAGTCCATAATCCGTATAGAACACCAGCATATGCTACCAGTGAGATCAAGGATTCAAAGAGAATGTAACTACCACAGACTGCGACGATTACTGTCCCGTCCCACGTGGTTCGTTCACCGATTCGTTCGTTGACCCATTCCTTTGCTTTTGCTACCCATACAGCTGCTTGTGTAAATCCCCACATTATTTGTTATCCCTATAGTCGTTGAGTGTGAAGTTTGTGCCGTGCATCTTCATAAGATCACGTTCGTGGTTGGTGTAGACTAAGACTTCCGGATCATCAACTAGGAAGTCACATTCTTTGCAGAAACCAGGATAGTCTCCTGTCTTGTGCTGTTGCCTCAGTTTTTCATATTCTTCACCGAAGAAAATATCTTCGATAGTATCGTCTTGACAGTGCCCCAGAACGGCCTCTTCGTCCCGTCCCAGTACCTGACAACATGGATGTACAGCCCCATGTTTACCGTCAAGACCGCCAGCACGTATAACCACATCGGGACTAAATGGTCTACCACAACTTTTTACCTTTCCTGTTCTTGCATTATCACCAATTTCGTATGCTCCTGACCAGTTGTGCATCTTCCAGATCTCTGTCTTGACACCCAACTCTTCGACCAGTGCTTTGTATTTGGTTAGTTCTTCATCAATCTTATCGTTGTCTGTGATAAGGTGATAGGTTGACACTACGCAATCTGCGCCTGTTTCGTTTACATAGGAAACCATTTCCTGAATGTTGCGTTTGATTTGTGCGTAGTGCCCACCTACAGCGTTGTACATCCATTTGGTGTAGTCTTGTTCGTCTGACCCAATGAATGAAAACCGATAGAAGTCCAGACCTGCGTCGACACAGTCTCGCATGTACTGACCTTCCATTTTAAATCCGTTCGAGAAGATGAAGCACTTTGCCCCATACTTCTTCACTACCTTTATATATTCAGGTAGGTTCTTTGCCATTGTTGCCTCACCAGAACCATCAAGGTTCACGACACGGAGTCCATGCTTCGCACAGTCTGCAACGTATCCCTCGAACTCATCGAGTTTCATGATGCGACGGAACCCTTTGTGACGACCACCTTCACGCAGATCTTGTGGGCACATGCTGCAGGAATAGTTACACCCTCCAGCAACCTCGATAACCGCACGATCGATCGTGAATGTTTCTCTAGTCATTTCCATAGTATTTACTCAATCTTGTTTCGTAATCAACTGCTCTTTTTTTAGTTTCACCTAAGAGAGTTCCCATGTTATTTATCCACCACCAAGGACTGTGCATCTCATGAGGTTCTAACTGCGGATGCATTCTAAGTGCATTTGGTGTGTGATATTTAGTGACACCTTCACCTGACGTTACTGCCAAAGGTCTAGCAAAGTTCTTTGCGACGTAGTGCCAGATGCCATCATAGCACAGTACCAGTCTCGATGTAGAGATCAGATACATTGCCTCGGATGCTGGTGTACGATATGATACTTCATATACCTCAAACCCCAGTCCTTTCAGATGGGCAATTGCTCGTTCCCAGTCATCGTTTGTGAATAAACGTTTCCACGTCCTTGGAGTCTCTGCGTTCCATGTAGGTCTCCAAATGGTGATCCGATTATCCACGTAATCTCGAAATGCATCTTTTCGAAAGATCCAATCGTTGTCTGGGGCACGGCCACCTTGTTCATCGGTATACACACCAGACTCGAAGTAGAATCGTGCTTTTGCTCTATGAATAGATGCAATCCTACTCGTACCATTCTTCTCCTTAACCACATCATCAAAAAACTTCCAGTCTCGATATCTGCCTTGCGCATTATAGATGTGGTGGACTTCTACACGATCCTTGTCGTGGTAAAAGTTATGGATGTAGTCACACCTCTCGATGATTGTCTCGGGATCTTCAAAGTGGTGTAAATATTCAGGACCATGCTCCCAATGGAACTCTAGGTTGATTTTCCTGACATTATAGTCTGCGGCATATTTGTGGCACGAGTTAAGTGCCCACATAAAATCACCTACACCCGGTGTACCTCTCCAGGTTACGAGTTCCGACGGTTTCATTAGTTAGTCTTAATACTCTTTACTTTACGTGCTGATCCAGTAGAAGTATATAGACCAAACCATGCGGCACCTGCACCGACCACGACAGAGATAAGACCTGCCTGTGATGGGTTCGGTTCCGGTATAGTCATGAACCACTTAGTGGTCTCAATTAGTAGATACAGATATGTACCGATGAATGCACGAGGGAAGATGCGGTAGGCATCGATCACATCTGCGAATTGCATTAGGGTTTCGAACTTATTAGCAACGGCAGTCTTCTGAGTTGTATCTAACTCAATCTCAACTTGTAGTTTCTTCTTCTCTATTGTTGGTACTGCTGTCTCTGTTGTTTCTTCAGACATTTAACTAAACCTCTTTTGTATCCATTTGAATATGGCATATATGGACAGTCCGTAGAATGCGAGCACGCTCATCGGTAAACCAATGTAAATCAACTCCCATGGGTGAAGGAATAACAATTCCCACGAAAGATCTACGATTGCCTGTACATCACTTGTCCTAGAAACATCTGAAGTCATGTCCATGGCAAGATCGTATTCTTCTACAATCCCATTCCATGTGTCGATGTCTAGACAGACCTGATCGTCTGGGCAGATAAAGCCCTCTTCCATCACTTCACCTTAAAATCTTGAGGGTCACCGTTGACTAGTTCTTTTGCTTTGTCTTCCCAGATGAATGGGAATAGTCCGTGCACGAATGAGACGAATGCAATCGTCCATGCTCTGTATAGGTGCTCGAAATAGTTGAGACCCACGTCCTTTAGATGACTCATATATTGCCTTATTATTATTTTAAAAATGGGGGTCCGAAGACCCCCGATCGAAGTTGCGTTAGGGTTCCTAGAAAACCTTCACATCATACTTCTGTTCCCACATCTCGGCGTCCAGTTCGTCATTAACCATAGGACGACCGCGAATGTTGAGACTTGTGTTAAGTAACATAGGCACTCCGGTTCGATCGAAATACTCCTCGATCACTTTTCGGAATACCGATTGACAATCCTTCCTTACAATCTGAACACGAGCAGATCCATCAACGTGTGTTACTGGTGCATAATCATGCTTTGCCCAAGACGTGAACTGCATGTACTCGTTCATTGGACCATCAAAATATTTGTGCGCAAACTCCTCTAGGATAGCAGGAGCAAACGGACGATACTTCTGTCGTCTCTTAATTGTGTTGACCGTATCCTGTACGTCGTATCTCACATCGGCAATAAGAGACCGATTGCCAAGTGCTCTAGGACCGAACTCAGCCCTTCCATTAGCAATACCACAATAACGATATTCGAGCAGATGATCAACGACAGCACTGGGATCAATAGGATTGGTAATATCATATCCCGCATATGGACTCCAAATAAGTTTATCCTTACCTGTTGCTTTTGCCCATGAACGTGCGGCAGTACCTAGACCTGAACCAGCATCCGTCGGTGATACTGCAATGTGCACTTCGTCGAACAACTCAAACAGACGTGAGTTGATTACGACGTTCTGTGCGCACCCCCCAGAGTAACACAACTTGCTACCATATTTAGCAGCTTCACGCATTATACCCATGATTGCATAGTCTGCGAAGTCTTGGACGGCACGTGCCGCAACCTTGTCTTCTACTGAGAGGATCTTTTCTTTGAATGATGATCTCCACTTCTGACGTGCTTTCTCTCGTGGAGATGTTTCGAAATCACCTACTGCGATACCTTTCTCGATTTCTGGTGCAATGTCTTCAAGGTTATCGTACCAGTTGATCAACCATTGAGTGATGCCCCAAGATTCTTCGTCGGTCTCGTGGTATGCAGATAGACCCATGACCACGTACTCATCCTCAAGTGGACGCAGTCCCATAATCTTAGTTGCGGTTGTATAGACTAGACCGACAGACTTCGGGTAGTGCCACTCTTTGATCAAATTGAAATTGTGATCCATGATGGTCGCAGTCTGCAACTCACCGACACCGTCAATCGATACTAGGACAGTATCCTCAGATGAGTCCCAAGGACGGGTGTAGAATGCGGAAGCACAGTGCGACTCGTGGTGTAAGTGATTGACATCAAAGTGTTGTGCGTTAGGAATGATGAGACGGTTGAAGGTCTCTTCTGCGGTGTCCGGACGATCCTTTAAATGATCTGTAGATCCCGTGACACCGATGCCTCCACGCATATCAAACTTGAGGGTTTGGTCTTCGTAGAAAGAAACATGGTCGTCTTCATCAACCATGTCCCAGAGAACTTCCGGAAGGTGAGGATCGTTTTTCTTTTTGGAGTAACGTTCCCCGTGGGTTGCGAACTCGACTACACCATCTTCGTTGATGATTGCGAATCCTGCGTCATGATAATATTCACTGTATCCTACGTATTTCATGCTTCATCCATACTGAGGTTAAACTTGTATTTATATAAAAAAAAGGGGGGTCACGAAGACCCCCCGACATGCTACCTTGAGCGGGAACTTACTGTCCTAAGACGTAGTCGTATATATCTTTCCAGTTACGCATCAACGGGAACTCACTGTTCTGATTGTAACCGTGTGACATTACTACAGACTCAAGACCTACCTTCGCACCTGCGACGGCATTCTCTACCTTGTCTTCTACCCACAGACACCCTGTGTCTCGATAGAACTCCAACTCTTCGTCCTTGTCCGCACCTGTGTCGAGATACACATACTTCTCGAAGACGGTAGGACCGAACAACTCTTGGAGATTCTTGGTACGCAGATGTTGCGCATATTCGTCGTTACTCAAAGAGGTGATTGCGTGAAACACGTAACCGTGTTCTTCGTGCAACTTTCGAACGTACTTGATTGCGTCACGGAGTGGTGGGATCTTTCGAACCGTCGCACTCTCGTTGAACATACGACAGAGTCGTCGTTTCTCGTTGCGTTCCAAACCGTACATGACACCTACGTCGTATACGTCTGGGTTCTTAATCGTATAGTTGTGGCGTTTCATCCACTGTTGAAATGCGTACATCCAGTCTAACAAGACACCATCACAATCAACGAGTATTACTTTATCCCTCACGGGGCAACTCCCTCCTCTCGAACGTTTTGCATAACAACATAGACCTCACTGGATGTCAAGCCCTCATCGTACAGGGCAACTTGCATGTTTGCCCAGTCCGGTGCATAATCGCACTGGTAGATATAGTGAGTTACGATGTCGTCGATTTTGATTTTCATTTCTTTAGTCATACCACCTTGCCCTCTCGTATAAATTTGTCGGCGTACCACTCCAAATCGTGTTTGTTATTGCCGAACTTTACTCCAATGGATAGATCGTCCTGGTACATCACTAGACGGTATTTAAATCGATCGGTTGGTGATTCATCGACCACCGCACGACGATTGTATTTGTAGTTTACTGCTTCGTACATATGCGTATACTATACCCCACTAAGTGCCATATGTCAACACTTATTTTTAAAAAATGTAATTATTACTGCGTTTTATATCTTCGGTCTTTCCAATGACGGAGCATGTCGACTTTCCACTCACCCCCAGTGTAGTGGCAGAATTTTGCCTTCTCGAAGAATTCTTCTTCGGATGCGTAGTGTGGAGAGTCGTTCCATGTCTGATTAATAGTCTCGACATCGAAGTCGTGCTTCATCAATTGAGAAGAGATGTAGGGTTGGTCGTTCATGATGGACATATGGAAGTTCCCAGTGTAGCACCAGTCTTCCCACGGCATGAACAATTCACGTGCACGTAGGCGTGCTTCTTTTGTCCACAGAACGACACCCGTGTTCATTATCATTATCTTGGATGGTCTATTGGGGGGCATGACAGGGACGATCGGGCAGTCATGCATAGAGAACTTACGACAGAAATCTCTGTACGTATCGTCTTTGTAATCCCAAGAATTGTAACCACCACCATTGGCAGTGACAAAGTCTGACTCAAGGACACCGTAGACATCGGCACCAGACTCCATCACATCGAATATATTTTCTTCTGTATTGACGACGATGTCAGTGTCTGCGAACAACACATTGTCGTAGTCATCGAAGATTGGGTCTAACCAGACACGAGCACACTCGTGTAGTAGGGAAGTAGAACAACCGTGTCCTTTAGTTGCGACACGTTCGTCTGAATAGAAATGCTTGGCACCTATCTTTTCCGCATAGTCCTCGAAAGACGTTTTGGAAATGTCTGCTACCTCTTGGTATAGTTGGGATCGGGTGCCGTCGTATCCTTTAATGTTGCCTCGTTTGTCAACCTCATTGGTGACAATCATATACTGGAATATTGCGTTCTGGGACATTCTCTAACCTTGTCATAAGTCGTTCGGCACGATTGCCTACTTGACGATACCATCTCGAATCACGACCTTCAATTGCCGCATTCTTCCAATCACCCATTTCTAGGTGACCATACATTTTCTTAAACTTACTTAGTCTTGGTCTACCAAGGTTAAACATCATGTTGACCAAGATCTCTTTGACCTCATCTGGAAAATTAGACCAGCTGTGTCCGTATAGCACACCACACTCTCTGAGGGACACGTCGAGATCTGCTTCGAATGCCTGTGCAACTCTTTCTTCGGATATCGACGTTCCCACTGGGAACCCGTACTCGGGGTCACTCTTTGTGATGAGATGTCCAACACCGAACGTGGGATAGCCGAGATGGTCTCTGTAAATCTCATACACTACTCCTTCGTCAATCTTTAACTGTTCGTAAACAGACTCTTTGCTAAAACTTTTCATATCATTTCGGTGCGAATATGTAGTCGTTCCTCACGAAGTCTACCAGTTCATATTCAATCTCTTTGAAGAACTGTAGTAGATCTTGTCGTGCATTGAAGTTGGGTAGACTGTCTCGTTGAGAGTGAAACTCTAGCATGATTAGAGGTCTATGCTTTTGTATCAACTCGATGCCACCATGCAGTGCCTTCAGTTCAGCACCTTCAATGTCTAACTTTATGAATCGCACGTCTCCTTCAATTGGATAACTATCTAACTTTACTGACTCAACCTTTATTCTACCACTATCGTCCGGCAGCAGGTAACAGTGTCCCGATGGGTTACGGGGCATATAGGACAATACCTCATCTTTGTCACTGACTGCCTTGTGTACCAATGTTACGTTCGAGATGTCGAGTGCTGATATGTTGGCATAAAGACAGGTCAGCACATCCAACTGCATATCAAACGCATACACTTTATCGAAGTGAGAGGCAAACGGAATCGTGAAGAATCCATAGTTAGACCCAAGGTCTAATGCTACACCACCTCTCCCTGCGAGAAAGTTGTCTCTGAGCATCGGCCACAGATTACCGTGCCATTGCTCGAAATCTTTACTTAATGGATAGTTCTTAAAATTCTCTATTGCAAAGTGATCGTTTTCTTGTACTGTGCAATGCCACCCATTAATGTATTTTGCTTCCATCTACAACTTGACGACCAGTGCAGTCAAGATCCCTGCTAGAAGAACGTTGGTCATCAACAGTTCTAGTGCTAGGATTGTGTGGTACCAGATCCAACGAGTCTTGTATGCATTGTCCACAGAGATGTCCTGTGGGTCTGGATCGTTATCTACTTTATTCACCTTCGCATGCTGAAACAACTTTGAAAAAATCATGCTCTTGCCTACACGTTAATTGTATTGTCTTTGCCCGAACCCTTCTTGATTGCGGACAGTTTATCTTCCCATTCCTTACCAGCAATAGACAAAGTAGATCTCACTCCGGTAACCATTTTAGGTGCGGATGTGGGACTGTGGTATCGTTCCCATTGTGGGTTGTCCGATTTCCACTGATCGTATTCGGATAACCGGAGAGACACTTCTGTGACCTCTCCGGTTTCCTTATTTTTAAACTCATACTGTGGCATTATCTAACCATCCAAAACGTTGATCATTCACTACGACAAAGAACTCAATATATGTCTCTGAAGAGATACGTCACCCCCTTATGCAGAAAGTTGTTGAATAGAAACTAGCAAATTTCGATAATTCGTCAGAGTCGTCGTTCGATTACTCTGCGAATAAAGTGCTTGCTTTCTCGTATCGTGTACGAACTTCTGTAGTTCGTTAATATCTTGGTTCAACTTTTTTTCTGATATCGACATAAGGTACTCCTTGTTATAGTTTTGTTTGTCGAATTATGAGATTTTACTCACGGATCAAGTTTGGATATGCCTCCTGTACAAGTTTTTTGGTTATGTAACGACACGGTGGTTTCTTTGCCACCATCTTTATCACGTACTCTGCATCCTCCGGATGAACGGATTCCAGTAACTGGATGAACTTATTCTCTCGTTGGAACGCAGGTAACGTCTCTCCCCGACCACCCTTAACAAACAAAGCAAAGTCTTTGTGTTTTCTGAGTAGACTACTAGGGACAGATTCTGGTTTATTGGGGGTGAAAGGTGGGCGTCCTTCGGGGAGTAGGAACTCCAAAGATTCGTCGAACGACCCACGGATGATATCTAGGAATGCCCAGTTATCGGAGTATTTTTTTAAAACATCTAGTCGATCTTCTCGACCATCTGCCTTCTTGAATTCTTCGAAAATTTCGAAAACTTCTCTACGATAGTTCGTAATCATACTATGCCTTCTCAATTTGATAGCAGACGTATCGTTTCCTCTCTATGAGTATGTCCTGTTTCGTTTGACAAGCAAACAGGAACTGACGTAGTCCGATATCATACCTAATGATTGTATTGCGATCTTGTCCAGTCTTTCTCTCTAGTTGAGCAATCCGACTGTCTTTTTGATCGATCACCTTTATATATTCATCATGTAACTCTGCTATGCTTACAACCCAGATCAGAGAGCACAGCAGGGCAGTTACGCCTACGGTATATAAAGTGCGCATTAGACCTCTCCTCTGTCTACATTTATTTATAGACAGAGGGGTCTTTAGTCGGGTAGTTTATCTACTTTTGTTTTGACGAATGTGCGTCCCTTCGTACTAAACAATCGAGACACAAAAGGGATGAACTTACCACCCTCTTCGGTCTGGTAACCGTGAAGGTGCGTGTTGCGTTCGGACGTGTAGTAGATATAGTTGCGAGCCGCACCACCCCACTCAGTGGTCTCTGTAAGTTTGTTATAACTCATTATGCATTTCCTTGATCAAGTCAATAGAATGGGTGAGACCGTTGATCTCACCCTCAAGTAACATCCACGAAGTCTTACGAGTCTCAATCTTCGTACTCGCAAGCACCTCATGATGTACGATGTCGATTTGAGACTGCAGGTATCTCACCTGACGCAGTCTCTCTTCGAGTCGTGCTACTAGCAGTTCTACGTTCACGCAGCGACTGCCATTTCAACAGCAAGTTCTGCCGCCTTCTTCTTCTTGACACCGTTAGCACCGTACCATGCAGAAGTCATACGACCGTCCGCAGAACGACCCAACTGGTGGTCAGTCAAGTAGGTCACAGAGTTGAATGCTTGCCACCATGAACCACGACCAAACTCTGCCCCTGGTTGAGTCTCTAGCAACTCATATGCCTTCTTAGCATTGGGTGCGAGATCACGGTACTCACGTACCTCATCCGCAGGTGACTGCGAGGGGAACAAAGAATTGTAGTACTGGATCAGTGTATCAGCAGTGAACTGCTTGGACGACAGGAACTGTGCCATCTCTTTGTACTGGTCGAACTTCTCGTGTGCGAGACCCAAGTGTTGCTTGACCATCTGAGGATCGAATGCACGACGGTGGTTAACCTTGATGCCGTTGTTCGCAGAACCCTTCAGTGCCAGAGATAACGTGTTCATGCACGTCACACGGATCGGAGTGAATCGGATGTCGATCGACTTACCGTACTCGTGTGGATTAGAGAACAGAAGGTACGAGTCCACTTGGTCACCCTTCAGCACGTCGAACGACTCTTTGATCTTTGCGAGTGCGTAGACGAACTTACCACCCTTGAGTGAACCCGCAGAGTTCATCTCCATGTCACCTGCAGCACAGTACTCATTGAAGAACGTGAATGCATCGATGTTCTGACAAGGTTCCCAGTTGCCACCCACCTGAGTGAGAACTGCGTTGTCAGAAGAACGTACCAGTGCTTCCATACCCGTAGGGATCAGATCAACACCTTCCTTTGCGGCATACGTGGGAACCTTCTCGACTTCCCAGTTCACACCTGCTTTCTCCATCATCTGTATCGGAGTCATGTCGTTAGACACCTCAGTTCCGATACCCCAAGGACATCCACCTACTGCGGCAGACGATTCGATTTGCAAAATATCATTCATCATTATATAAACTCCGGTCGGTATTTTTCGTACAGTTCTTTTGCTTGGTCACCTTGACCAGCTGCTTCAAGACGTTCCATCATGATGCGGATTTTGTGTGCCTCATCACGACCCTTAGTGTAGTAACGATGATCGTCACTGTAGTGATACGTCCAATCGTGGTTCTGGAGCATCTGCTCAAACAGATCCATTTCAACCTGGGTCATTACGCAACCTCCTTTCGTTCACGAGCATCCAAGATCATGTCACGGACATACTCACGGTCGATGGTGTCACCATCAAAGTCAACAGAAGGACGGTAGTTGAATCGGTCGATCATGCCTTGGCAGATCTCTGCGATAGTGAAGTCGTAACGGTAGATCGCCTCTTCACCAACGTAGAACATGTTCATGTACTCGATGAAGTCAAGGACTTCGGCAACAGTCAACTCTGGATCGTTGGGACGAAACGCACAACGGTAGTACTCAGTCACTGCGTGGATCTCTAAAATGTCACTCATAATCAACTCTCTCTTATCATCAAATTACAGGGTAATTGTAACACGATTTCAAAACGTCTGTCAACACATTTTGAAAAAAAGTTTTAGTGAATTGTACCATTATTTTCGGGGAATGAGAGCAGTGCTTTTTCGTGGATATCGATCTGCTCTTTCAGTAACTCCAATTGCTCCTCGACCGACAGACCTAACCTGGTTAACTCTTCTGCGAATCCGATATTGGTTAGGAACCCTTCTAGGAAACTCTCGACGACTAGATCGACTGCTTCTCCGATCTCACCTACTTGATACCATTTCATGCGACATCCTTATAATTGACATATGTGAGAGGGAACTGTTCACCATCTTGGTGCTGAATCCAAGTGCTCTTAGAAACAGGAGTGAGATCGAAGAACGACTTCGACTCACGGGTGCAGTGAAGGCAGTCACCTGCCGACTGAGCATAAGTGGGTTCTTCCCACTCCTCTACGTGGTCTGATTCCACGAAGTCGATAGCATCGACAACGGTCTCAGAGATGACGTACTCCACAGAGTACTCAGAAGAGTGCGAGATGCACTTAGTCACCATGTCCCACCACTGCGGATCGGCAATCTCCGCCGCAGACGCAGAGACGATATAGGTGGAACCCCCCTTGGACTTCCAGTACTGAGGGCACTCACCCTCACCGTCCCAATCATGGGCACCGTAGTTCTCACGGTACTGAGTGTGGAAAACAACACGAATAGACAGATTAGACATAACAAAACCCTCTTAAGTATAAAGTAGACCGTAACCGAACATGAATCCCAGTGCCATGCCCATCGCAATTAGGACACCCCAGGCAACGAACCCCTCACTAGAAATTTCTTTCTTCTTCTCAGGACGGGGTCGAAAATCTCTCATAGAACTCATAGAACATCTCCTTATCAACAGTACCTATTATACTTGTTTTGGAAATAAAGTCAACACTTTATTTGTGTGAATTTTACACATCTAACGAGGTATAGTTCTGTGTACGATACCAAGTTCCCACTGCATAGAGACCTTCATTAGCATCTTTACATTTTGCAGTATTCATCATGATACCTTGCTTTTTACCTGCTTCAGCACCAAACCCAATGTTAGGAATTCCATAAAGTTCTTCTTGCAACCCCACAGGAAATTCACTGACATCAATACCATAATCTGCGAACAGATCATCGATTACAATTTTAGACCATTCTTTCTTTTTACGAGGCACCTCTAATGCCTTATAAATTCGAACCATTAATTTTTTAGTAACACTCATAAATTACACTCCCGTACTTTACAGTACTCCTCAGTGACACGGGTGATGGTGTAGAGACGACCATCCGCCTCCAACACCTCAACGGTGGAACCGACGGCAAGGTTGCCGACGGCAAAGTTTTGGGTAACACAATCAAAAGATAAAGTCATTACGCAGCCTCCTTTGGGGCAAACAGTTTACCGAAACCTTCGACCAGAAGGTTGTAAGAGTAGACTTCGTATCTCCACTCGTGGTCGAAATCGTAGTCGTCAGTCTCAAGAGCATCAACCTCTGCTTTCGCATAACGTTTCTCAAAACCTTGGAGAGCATCAAGAGTGTCGTCAGTGCCCATGAAACCCTTGATGATTCGAAGTGCTTGGTTAAAGTCAATACCAGCATCCTTCATTTCTTCGATTTCACACTGAGTTTGGTAGATAATCCGTGCCATAACTATTTCCTTATCATCAAATTACATAGTAATTCTACTTGATTTGGAAACGTATGTCAACACTTATTTTCGAAATAAATGAACTTTTTTTCGGTAATTTATCACACTTCCGGAAGGTGCTTTGCGTGGATCTTACAACCGATGAATGCGTTGTAATAGTCGTCTCGCAGGAGTACGTCGTACTCGAACTGGAGTTTTGCTTCGTAGTAGGAACACTCTCCCTTGGTACGGCAGAGTTTGAGGATCTCACGTTTGTAGTTTTCAGGTCCGTGAGAGGCAACCTGTTCTTTGAGTTCTTGACTCGAACCGTAGTACTTCATCCAGTCAGACTCTACTCGTGTCTTCACACGACGCTTTCGAGTCTTGGTCACTGGCAGTGTTTTCGGTTTCCAAAAGAACTTCTTACCGATGTACTTCATTCCGGTATCAAGTTCTGTAATCTGGTAGACGAATCCCTGATAGAACTCAAGGAAGTCTTCGTCTGGAGTAAATTCTTTATCTTCGTATAACCACATGCAACTATATAGAGTTGCTGTAAACCTCTATGAAGTGTGGTTCACCGTTCGCAACGGTCTTGCTCCATTCTTCTGCCGCACCGTCATCTGCTTGATCACTGACGTACTTGTAGCATCGGAACTCGACACCAGCATCCTGACAGACTTTGGCAATTGCGTATGCCTCCATCTCAACCAAATCTGCTGGGATCGCAAGGTTAGGGTCTGCAACGAAATCGTCACCTGTGCTGCAGGTGAGTCCGTCCCCTTCCCCAAGAACAACCCCATTCTCGAACGGAGTCTGTCCTAGACTGTAACCCAGTCCAGCACACGACATATCTCGTTGTACGAACTGTGTCACCTTGTGGATACCACCATCGACAGTGATACCACCTGCGGTACCGAAATTCCAAACCACGTTCGGTTTGTGTCGTTCGATTAGTTTTGCGGCAGTGAGTGCCGCATTGACCTTACCGACTCCGGTAAAAAAGACGTTGTCCCATTGGGACATTTTTGGTGCCTCTAACTCTAAGGCAATGAGAATGATGTCTGACATCTTACTTATCATATGTTACTACACTGTAGGTTTTAATCTGTTGACCACGGAGTTGCTCCGTGCCACCCAAGTACTCTAGGTCGATGACACAACCATAGGAGATCTGCGAGACATCAAATGATTGTAATAGTTCTATGATAGCAAGTGCCGTCCCACCTGTCGCACTCACGTCATCGATGATGCATACCTGACTGTTCTTGTTCAGGGGTGCAGTCGTTTTGATTTCGAGTGTGCGTGAAGCATACTCGCACTTGTACTTGCGAGACTTCACGGGTGGGGGCAACTTACCAGGTTTACGTACGATGTGCAGAGGTATGCCTAGGTAAAGTGCAATAGGTGCACCCCACAGAAAACCACGAGCATCTGGTGCAACGATGTCCGTATACCCTTTGCCTTCTATTTGATTCACAAGGGTTCGGACACTCTGTTGGAATGCCTGTGGGTTGTGTAGGAGACTGGTCACGTCTTGGAAGTTGATTCCTTCCTCTGGCCAGTCTGGTACCGATTGTATTACCTGTTTAAGATTCATTCGTCGTCTGACTCTTCTGCTTCGACATCTGCACCGCACATAGGACAGTGCCTAGGCACCTCATCCTCATACGGGACACGAACAACACTCGTGATGTCGCAGATAGGACATTCAATTGTGTATTCAGTATCCATCATGCTACCTCTAGTTCTATATCCTCCCAGCCGAAATCGTCACCTTCCATACCTACGACTGAGTATTCGGTCACACGTTTCTCAAAGAAGTTGTCGTGTGATGCTCCATTTAGTACCCAATCCAACCAAGGGAGTGGGTTGTCCTTTTGCTTAAATTTTGGTTTTAGTCCCAACTGAAGTAGCCGACGATCGGCAATGTGTCGGATGTAATCCCTAACCTCTTGCTTGGTGATCCCCTGTACTTCGTTGCCGTCAAACGCAAGATCAATAAACTTGTCCTCTAGTTTGACTGCATTTCTTGCCATTTTATATATCTTCGACTTAAGTTCGTCGTTCACGATGCGAGGATGTTCCTCACAGAACTCACGGAACAACTTTGCATTACCTTGTACGTGGATGGTCTCATCACGAATAGACCACTCAACGATTGTTGCCATACCCTTCATCTTGCCGAACCTCTGGAAGTTCAGTAGCATGACAAACGATGCGAAGACAGACATGCCTTCGTTAAACACCGACTGTGCCAATGCAAGTGCCAGTCCAGTGTGAGAGTTCGTGTCACCCTCTTTCATAAAATCAATCTTGTCTGCCATTTCCTTATACTCTAGGAACTTGTGAAAGTCTTCGTCTGGCAGACCAAGTGTATCATTGAGAAGTGCGTACGCACGTTGGTGTACTGCTTCTCGTGCCGCAAACGATGACAACATGTTGCGGACTTCATTGTTCTTGAACTTTGGTATCAACAGTTCGTGGTAGTTCTCCCCTACCTGTACGTCCGACTGCGTGAATAGTCGTAGTACATGAGTAATAAACTCTTTTTCAGACACTGTCAGTTTGGTCTTCCAATCCTGTACGTCTTCTGATAGTTCTGCTTCGTCCTCAATCCAGTGGATTTCCTCGTGTTTCTTTGATAGTTCTACCGCCCAAGGATACTTGAACGGTTTATAGGTTTCCGATGTTTTTAGTAATGACATACTAATCCTTTATTTGAATTGTTTATTAACCCTCGCAGGCCCGACATTCGTCGCCACCGTCACTTGGTTCGTACTCCACTTCACCTTTTAGATGCATCATAAGATCTTCATAACCACCTATGTACTTGCCTTCCAGATAAATTTGAGGAACTGTCTTGACTTTCCGTCCGGTGACCTCTGCAGCCGACTTTCCAATCTCTTCAAGGTCGACGTAGTCATATTCGATGCCCCTTAAAGACAGTTCCTCTGCGGACATCTTACAATACGGACAATCTTTCTTGCCGTAGAGTATGGTTCGGTTGTCGTCTTCTAACGCAACCCTTTCTACCTTATCCGAAACAGTCTCTGCCCTTGACTTTGCTTCGGTACGTAGATAGTACAATCCCTTTAGACCCAATCTCCATGCGTTGAAGTGTACCTTGTTCACATATCGTTTTGGTGTCCCTGCAGGGAAGAACAGGTTAACCGACTGACCCTGACAGATATACTGCTGTCGGTCTGCGGCATGAGTGACCACCCAGTTCTGATCTAACTCTTGGGCAGTCTTAAATATTGCCTTCTCACCCTCGTTAAGGAACGGTAGGTGTTGAACCGATCCTTTCCGTGTAATGATGCTAGACCACGTAGATTCGTTATTGTACCCCTTTTCCTCTAACAACTTGGAGAGGTACGGGTTCTTAACTAAAAACGAACCAGCACGTGTTCTGTGCGTGTATGCGCATGCTTTGAGAGGTTCGATCGACGGTGATGTCGAAAGGATCACTCCGGATGAGGCATTCGGTGCGATAGCAAGTAAGTGTGCGTTTCGAGTGCCCCAGCCTTCTCCATCGGGATACTCACCCCGTTCTTCTGCCAGAGTTCTTGATTCTGCTTTTGCCTGTTCACTAATGTGTTCAAAAACGACTCGGTTAATTTCCCTTGCCTTATCTGACTCCCAAGCAACACCGTGTTTTTGTAGGAGTGAGTGGAATCCCATTGCTCCCAGTCCAATACTGCGTTCTCTCTCTGCCGAATAACGGGCCCTTGAAATACTATCGGGCGCATGGTCGATGAAGTATTGGAGAACGTTATCCAACATACGAACAAGATCACGCACGATATTAGTGTCTTTCCATTCGTCATAATATTCTAAGTTTAGTGATGACAAGCAACACACTGCAGTCCTCTCTGCAGAAGTAGGTAGGTGGATCTCATTACACAGATTAGATCCGTGTATCTTTAGTCCCTTCTCTTTTAATGGCATAGGAAGGGATCGGTTGGCAGTGTCGATAAAGTTCAGGTATGGTTCACCTGTACGGAAACGGATCTCAAGGATGCGTTCCCATAGTTTACGTGCATTCACAGTATCCTTTACCGCACCATCCTTTGGGTCACGCAAATCAAAGTCCGTGTTGTTCAAGACTGCCGCCATGAACTCATCGGTGAGGTTGATTGCGTTGTGTATGTTTAGTGCCTTACGTTGCACGTCACCCGTAGGAATACGGATGTTAATAAACTCGATAATGTCCGGATGTGAAATGTCCAGATATGCCGCATACGATCCCTTACGGGTTCGTCCCTGTCTGTATGCAATCATGTCTGCATCGACCGTGTGCAGGAAAGGAATCGGTCCTGGTGCTATGTCTGAGACGGTACGCACATCACGCCAGTGTCCACCGACACCACCACCCATGACAGACAACCAACGTAACTCAGAAGAGTGTTCGATCAACCCTTCGAGTGTATCTGGTACGTATGTAAGGAAGCACGAGATCGGAAGACCCTTTCCTTTGGTCTCCCCGTCACGTGGTGCATTGGATAATACAGGAGATGCATACATGAACCATTTCTTACTCACGTACTCGTAGAGACGTTGTGCAAGACCTTTATCAAGTTCCCCTTCGTAGTGTGCCCATGCCTTAGATGCTCTGGCATATGCTTCCTGTGGAGAAGTCTCCCCCTCCATCATATAGAAATCTTTCAGCATACCCACGGCATAGTCGGTCAGCAGATCATCCCGCGAGTATTGTATATCAAGTTTCATAAAATATCCGTCTTATTTCGAGTAGTCGTAGAAAGGTTCGTCCCTTTGATACTCGTAATTTTCAATCAGCATTTGTTTTCCTGTTTCCCAGAATTTCTTACAACACTCTGCTATGTATTTTTCCTGATCCTCGGCGTCAAAACGTCCCTCCCACATGAGATGGTTCTCAAAGGAGTCTTTGAAGTTTCGGACTAGGAATCGATCTGAGGATAGTTCTGACCCGTTGTATCCTTGCAAGGGGACATAGATCAAGTTGTCTTCGTTGTAAGACTGTAGGATTAGATCTGGGTCTTCATTATTTGTTTCAAGAATGACTATCTTGTAGTCATTGAAATCTATAATCTTCATCGGGTTTCCTCAAATTTCAATGTAGAATTATATAGTAATTTGAGGACTTTGTAAAGAGGGATTTTAAGGTTTTTTTGGAAGCAATCGTCTTAAAATTTCGACATTATCTTTACGTTTGTTCTTACGGTCACCCTTCTTACGAATGATGACTGTGTTCTGAACACCAGTGCTACTAACGTTGTTGGTGATTTCTTCTTCGAACTGCTTCAAAAATTCTTTATACGTCTTCATCTGCGTATCTCGTTTGCTGTAAACAGCACTCTCTTGCCTGACAACATGTGGGTGCCTTCATAGACAGAGATGCCCAAGATGTTGTGTACAAAATTATTTTCATGAATTCTGACTTTATCGTCTTTTTTGACTATAACGTCGGTGGTATCGGAGATGGTATCGTTTGCCATGCGATAGACACCCTGACCTAAGTGACCACTCTCCAGCACATACCACTTGGAATCTTCAAGTAGTACATCGAGCAAATCGATACCTGTTTCTGCATGGATCTTCTCTAGGTTACGATCGGACAAGTTGCCATGCTCTTTGATCAGTGCAAGTGCGGCCCCGTAACGTGCGACGACCGAAGATCCCCCTGGTGCCTTTGCCATGATTCTCTTTAGGTTGTACACCAGACGGTGAAACGACGTGTAGTGTTCACGATAGTTCTCACGATCGTCCATCGAGTCTGTAGTGAAATCCTTCCTCTTCTTACCTTCCTTGTCGATGATACCTGCCTTGTATGCAGGTGTATCCTCGAACGGAGTCACGAGTAGTTTCAAGAATCGAATTGTATAGACGACATCTGCCGCAGACTTCAGGATTCCCATCGAAGTTCTCTCAATTTGCTTATAACGTATTTATCCATTTTCACACCTGTAATCTCATCATTCTTGATCGCACGGAGAAATACGAGGAATGGCTTGATTGTTGACCACTGTTCGAGTGGGATCTTGTATGCCAACATCTCCACCCCTGCTTCATGACCAAACACATTAAAGAACACGATCAAGTGATTGAGGATCAGTCTCTCTGATAGTTCACCTGTTTGATGATATCTGTTGACCAACCTCTTGATGTACTTGAGTCTTTTCAGGTCGTCGAAGAATTCATCCCCGTCGATACAAGATGGGTTGTAATAGTTCTTTGCCGCATAGACTACAATGTTCTTACTATTTAACTTCATAATATGGATCGTGAAACTCTCTTAGTTTATACCCTAATGGGAACATATCCATGCTATTTAGTTTGATTACAAGAGGTTCGATCCAAGACAGATCCAACACACCGTTGCGAGTCACACTGTCTACGTCTTGCATGTACAGATAGGAGTAGCATGGATTTTCGTTCCTTACTCTCATATCTATCTTACCTTCATAGGACAGTTTCTTCAGTTCGTAGTATTGTAGTACATCCTCTCCGATCATCATATCCTTATCGTAGTGCATCATCTCTGCGGATTTCTTAGAGAAGAACACCAGACGATTCAAGGAATTCATTTTGTCACCGTAGCTGACCGCATACTCTTCTGAGATTTTTCGGGCAGTCAACCATGCTCTAGCAGTCTCTCGACGGATTCCGTCTCCCACCATGCGATCAATTTCATTTTCACTAACTTTGGGAGTATACCTGTGCGGACCCCTTTCTGTCAAGGAGTGAGTGTGGTGAGCATTGTTCTTAGGAGAGATGTAGAAGTGCTTTCTTTTGACGGTGAGGGAGTCTACCTGATTTCGAAACAAGTCAAAGAAGTCTTCTTGAGGAGTTTGTACTGCCAGTTGATTTGCTAGACATATCACGTCCGGTGTTTCACCTATACCATATGCTACTGTCCTGTATAGGTTTCTACCGTACGGTGTTATGATGTCGTCACCGTCTACGTGTACCATATAGTCGTAGTCACTGGCAAGGAAGAGTTTCAAAACGGAATTCTTTCCGGTGGACGGAGTACCATCGGAATCAGTGACGTAGTGTTCTATGTTGTTACGCGAACAAAACTCCGCAACCTCATCGACGTACTCTTTGTTGAGTGAGTTGATGACGACTACGGTCTCGTTTGTTTTTAAGAACGTGAATTGACGTTCCAGTGACCACAGAGGGCCACTGGTGAGAATGTAGTACCGAAACATACCTAGTTGGTATTATTACTGACCTTTGTTCGGTTCTTTTGCTTTCTTCTGTGACTTACCACCTGCAGCAAAAGTCTTCTTGATTGCGTCTTCTACGTTGTCTTCGATCTTCTTGTCAGACTTCTTGTGTTGCGCAATGACTTTCTTGTCGTGCTCAGATGAGTGATCGTCGTACTTCTCTGGAGCAAGTGCACCTTTCTTAGGATCAATAGCCTCTTCGATAGCAGACCACATCTCTAGGAATGATTGAGTTAGATCTACCTCGACGGATTCACGTTTGTACCAGTTCTCTTTACCACGGTAAGTGTCACCTGGTTCATGTCGATCCGTTCCACCAACTGCACGACCGTTCTGATTTTGGAAACTCACAGAATATCCTGCTTTGTACTTTGCGAAGAATTGGTCCTTGCCCATCTTACCACCCTTGTCACGATATCTTTTATAAGCATCGGTAGCAGACTTATCGTCGGCATCTCGGGACTTGAATTTCTTTGCCTGTGCATCTTTCTTATTTGCAATGTCTTGATTCTTCTTGAATCCCTTAGACTTCAATGCGTCTGAATGAGACATGCCTTTTGCTTTATTTCTGTCGTATGCTTTATCCGCACGATCAACTGCTTGGTCTGCTTTCGCATCTGCCGCAGCTGCCGCACGACGAATAAGACCAGTAGATAGTTCATCTACTTGCTTGGATTCTTTGGCAGGTTTCTTAGCATATTCGTTTGCAGGTTTCTTGCCACCGTCGATCGCATCGTCGGTTGCTTTACGTTTCTTGTGTAGATATTCGTCAGAAGAATCTACATCACCATCGTTGTCGATGTCCTTGTCCTTACGATCCTTGAACTTCTTGTCGTTCTCTGCATCGTCTACTGGGTCAAGTTTCTTTTCTGCTACATCGTGGTAACCTTTGTCATCGCAGTGATCACAACCTTTACCTTCGCACTTAGGACATTCTTCCTGTCCTTCTTTGTACGACTTCTTACCTGTACCACAAGATGATTCATCTAGTTCGGCACGGTCGGAGACCATTCCCAAATATGCCTCCATAATTTTATTAATATCTGACATCATAGTCTCCGTTAATATTATGCGTCAAAAAACATTTTGACGACTACACCAGCAAAGATTGTTGCGGTTAGAGTAATGATATACTGCATCACCTTAACAGTCTTGCCCTGTTCATTCACACTATCTTCGATGTCGTCCATTCTCTGAGAGAATCGGTTCATACGTTCAAAGTGTTGTGCGTTTGCCTTTTCTATGTTAATCAACTTCTCCTCTGCACGAGCTAGGTTGATCATTGCATCGGAAAGTTTGTCAATTTTATCCTCGATTCTTGCGAGGCGTTGTTCTTCACGTTGCACATGCTCATGTAGAATATCTTTGTCTGCCATTTCGATCAGTCCATTAGATGTGTTGATTATATAAGTCATCTATATGATCTAAAAGGATCCTTGTTTTGACTTACGGGTTGCTTCTATTTATAACGAATCAATTGTCTATTTTGGATCGATTACCATGCCCTACACGACCAGTACCGTGCTTTCCACTTCGGACCAGGGTTATCACAGTTGTGACGTGCCCTGAAACTTTTTCTACGAGCAGGGTTGTCTTTCTTGATCTCCATGTTCGGATCACCGAACGAGACCTTGACGACATTGCCCTTATCGTTTGTTGTATATACATAGAACTTCTTAGAACCACCACGTACAGGTTTGTTCAGAGTAACCTTCTTACCTTGATACTCTGCTTCGGTCAGTTCTAACTCTTCGTCGAGTGACGCACAATCGTCACAGCAACGTTCTTCTATGTACTGCTTAAACCTTTTCATGATTCCTTCTTGAAACTCGTCATCGTTGCACCCATATCACCAAGTGCAAGTGTCGCATCCTTACCACTGCGACTATACAGGAAGAACTTCATGCCACCTGGCTTGCCCTTCAACTGCATTGATACTTTGTCGACATTATACTTAGCACTGCGTGATTTACCTTTCACGACGAAGGTGTTGGTTGTGCCCTTGCGGATTGATGAGTCATAGGTGATCGTAACTTCGTCACCCTTCTTCAATTTGTCAAACTCAGCACGAGGTACTGTGACTGCCTCAGTCAGATCGACTGATTCTTCGACCGATTCGTTATACTTGCCCTTGCCTAGACGTGCAAGGATCTTTTTTGCCTTAGCACGATCGTGGAAAGTGTACTGACGGTTCTTGCCGTCCTTCTCATCCTTGACAATGTAACCTTTTGGTGTTACCTTTGTAATCTTTCCCATTCTCTTGGTGCCAGAACCATCATAGTAGTCTAACTCAAGACCGACACGTGCCTCACCTTTGGATTCTGTTCCCATACCAGCACGTGCAAGAGTGCGGTAGTTCTCATTGATGTCGGTAGACTCAACAACGGTTAGGTCTGATTTATTGCAAGACATAGTCTTACCGTCTACAGCAATAATGTAATCACCCTTACCTGCTGCACGAACGGTGCCGACTTTACCGTCAGATGTCTTAACCTTCTGTCCAATCTTGAGATGATCTTCGGTTAGACTCTCTCTCAAATTAAAAAAATCTTTCACTTCGACCGATTCATTTGCTTGTTGAAGTGCCGCTCGTACTGCCTTGTGTTTAGACAGACCTTTCTTCATTTTCTCAATCTCGCGAACAGCACCTGTCATATTACCACCCATTTTTTCGGCAGTCTTAATTGCTTTGATAAGCAGATTTCGGTTAGCAAGCTTGTTGTGAATTTCCATATCAGAAAGCTTTGCTTCGTCAACTTCGACCGACTCTTTTACAGGTTTGCCGTCTTTCTTTCCATACCGCTTACTGATTGCGGATTCTCTTAATTCAAAAAAATCTTTCACTTTAACTTCCTCTTGATGCTCCTCGAAATACCTTCGTTCCCGCAACTGGATTGACTGATTTGGTGTTACTACCCTTATTATTTAGTGGGTTGAAATTCAGTCCCCCGTAGTTATTGTCGGATGTCTGCTGTAGTCTTTGTTTCTTTGCGGCAGACATTTTCTTGTTACGTGGTTTCTTCGATCTGCTCATAACTGTCCTATGTGATGTACGTGTTGAGTTCGTACTTGCCACCACCCATACCATACACTTGGACAGCAAGCATCTTCTTAGGATTGTCCTTGAGTTTCAACGTGAAACTGTTAGTACGACCCTCACTTGGTTTCTTTGGTCCGGACGCAACCTTCGAATCGATGTCGTCCGGATCTACTGTGTAACCTTTTTTCTTTGCCCATGCGTATGCGTGTTGTAACGCACCTGAGTAGGACTTGTGGTAAAGGTCATAACCTGAACCTGATTTGGAACCCATCTTTGGTGGTTCCTGTTTCTTTGGTGTTGCCTTGCGTTGACCACGGTAGTATGCTTCGTCTACCGACTCAAGTGACATCACCTGATTTGCTTTCTTAGCAATTGCTATCGCTGCCTGTTGTGCAGGATTCTTTGCCTCATCCACCTCTGCCTGAATATAGAACTTTTTAAGGTCACGATTTAGTGCAGGTAGCATTGCCTTCTTCAGGAGATTAAATCCCTCTCCTTTGTCGGTGGTGAATGCGTGTTTGATAACACCTTTTTTGATATATGCGTCAAGTATTTTATTTACATCATCTTCTTTTTTACCAAGGTGGTCCATGCGAACATGGACCTCCGTTGATTCAACTGCATAT